ATGAAGTTAAGAAACGTATTACAGAGTGTTCTGATGTTCTTGACCTCGGACATCTTTTCGTTAATAACAAGCCTTCATACTCTTCCGAAATTGATGAGAATGATGCCAAGGAGATTATGAATGGAGCCTACAAGGAGGTTTCCGCTTCTCTTCTTTCATCTTATAAGCAGACCGTAAATGCTACGCGTGATGAGCTTCTTATGAAGTTTGATTCTAAGATTGCTGAACTTCTTGAAATCAAGAAGGCTGAGGAAGAGCGTAAACGCAAGGAAGAAGAAGCCCGAAAGGCTGAGGAAGAGCGTAAACGCAAGGAAGAAGAAGCCCGAAAGGCTGCCGAGGAAGAACGCAAGAAGCAGGAGGAGATTCAGCGTGTCAAGGATGAGGAAGAGCGTAAGCGCAAGGAGGCAGAGCTGAAAGCTGCTGAGGCTGAACGCAAGGCCAAGGAAGCAGAGCTGAAAGCTGCCGAGGAAGAGCGTAAGCGTAAAGAGGCGGAAGCTGCCGCTGCTGAGGCTGAACGCAAGGCCAAGGAAGAGGCTATCCGTAAGGCTGATGAAGCCGCCAAGGAAGAGCAGCAGAGAAAGCTTGCTGCTGAGCAGGAGAAACGTGATGCAGAGAATGCAGCCCAGCACGCTACGGCACAGGCTCAGTCGCTCTTTGCCCAGACTTCCGTTGGAGAAACCGGCAAGCAGAAAATCAAGGTAACAAAACGTCTTGTTGTTACCGACAAGAATGCTTGGCTCGACATCATTCAGCAGTGGTGGACGATCGAAGGCTCCAAGATGTCTCCAGACAAGCTTGCTTCCAGATTGGAGTTCATGCGCAAGGCGTGTGAGAAACACGCAAACAGCGAAGAAGAGTATATCGTTTCTCCTTATATTAAATATGAGGATGAGGTAACGGCTAAGTAATATGGCAGAACAACCGTTTGACCCTTATTATTCTCGTGGTGAGGTCTCCAATTCGGACCTCACTGCGTTGAAATTTGCCCTGAACCCGCAACTCAACTTCGTAAAGGAAGAGGACAAGAGAAAGGCTTTCCATCTCGGAACTCTCGTTGACGCTCTCGTTACCGAACCGGAAAAGTGCAATCATTATGCCATGACGGTCGATGACGAGAAATATACGGAGAAGGATTGGAAATGGGGTCTAGACCGGCTTGCTGTTCTGAAGAAACAGGCAACGAAGGATAGATTCCTTGATTTCGTCCTGAAGAATGCGGTCGGTCAGAAAACATTCATCAATCCACACATGAAGATGGAATACCAGGGCTTCGAGTTTGAACTTCCCGTACGATGCAAGTTCGACTGGTGGCTTGGCGAGTTTGGTGGCGATTTGAAGACCACCGCAGCTACGTCACAGGAGCAATTTGAGGCTCAGATCGATTTCGTTGATTGGGATAGAAGCCGAGCGTGGTACATGGACCTTACGCATAGCATCGACCCCAGATACGGGAATCAAGACTTTATCTTTGCTGTCTCCAAGACCAAGAAAAAAGTATTCTACAAGAAGATTGAACGTGGTGACGAGCTGTATTTGCGTGGTAGGGAGAAGGCTCTTGAATGGGCTTTCCGCATGTGGTGTTTATTATAATTTATTATTATGTCAGATAAACCGAAATTATACGATTATCAAGAAGAAGGTGTGCGCATGGAGCTTGCCATGAAGCGATGTATCAATGGTGATGACATGGGAACCGGTAAGACAGTTCAGTCTATCGTCGCCATTGAACGTGCAAAGGCAACCCCTTGCCTGGTTATTTGCCCTGCTGCACTTAAGGTAAACTGGGAACGAGAGATAAAGAAGTTTACGAACCTCCGGCCTCTCATTCTTACCGATTCCGTCAATGCGACATATGGATATCATCTTACTAAGATGAACCTGTATGATGTGGTGATATGCAACTATGAATCGCTTGCAAAATACTTTGTCGTAAGCCTCGGGCCAAAGCCGTTACGGCTGAACAACTTCCTGTTTCGTGATGAGCTGAAGATTATCAAGTCTGTGATTATTGACGAATCTGCAAGAGTCAAGGATCCATCAACAAGGCAGTCCAAAATCATCATGGGATTGTGCCAGGGTAAGGAGTATATTTATGAGCTCACGGGTACGCCCGTTGTCAATCATGCAACAGACCTGGCCTGCCAGCTTGCTATCCTCGGTCGTCTGAACGACGAGTTCGGAGGGTTTGGCGAGTTCTGTAACAGGTACGGTGAGAACGAGAATCTTGAAGAGCTTAACCGGAAGATACACGAAACGTGTTACTTCCGCAGAGAAAAGAAAGATGTTCTCAAGGATTTGCCGGATCTGACCAGAACGACCATCAGTGTTGCCCTCGACCCGGAAACGCAGGAAGAGTACGATACCTGTCAGAAAGACCTGCTTGCATACCTTCTTGAATATAAGAATTGTTCCGATGATGAAGCTAGAAAAAAGCTACGAATGAAGGCTCTTGTCAGATTTATGAACCTTCGCTCGATATCCGGGCGAGGGAAGATGAAGGCGACTATAGAGTTCCTTCATGATACCGAAGAGCAGATAATCGTATTTGCCGAGCATCGTGATGTCGTTAGTGCAATCAAGAAAGAGTTCCCGGATGAGGTTTGCACCGTAACCGGTTCCGATAGCCAGCAGCAGAAGCAGTGGGCTATTGATTCTTTTCAGGCTAGGAAAAAGAGAATCATCATCTGCTCCATCAAGGCAGCCGGCGTAGGACTTACGCTTACGGCTTCTTCCAATGTGGTGTTCGTCGAGCTCCCATGGACGATGGCGGACTTATCGCAGTGCGAATGCCGAGCCTATCGTAACGGACAGAAGAATGCGGTTACATCGTGGATTCTTATGGGTGCAAATACCATCGACGGCTATCTTTATAGCTTGATTATGCAGAAAGGCTCAATAGCATCAAAGGTTACGGGCGAACAGGACTCCGCTATCAAGGATGCAGCTTATTTTGACGAGTTGGCCGATTTGGTTTTAAAAAATTCTTTAAACAAAAAATAAATGGAAATTCAAGGAAAAGTAACAAACATCTTACCGATGCGCTCTGGCGTATCTGCAAGAGGAGAATGGAAGTCACAGGAATTCGTGATTACCACCGAGGAACAATATCCGAAAATGGTTTGCTTCCAGGTCTTCGGAGAGGATAAAATCAATAGCTTTGCTCTCCAGATCGGAGAGGTTGTAAAGGTTAGTTTCGATATCTCTGCACACGAATATCAGGGGCGCTTTTTTAATTCTATCAACGCATGGAAAGTCGAGAAGCTCATGCCGATTGCGCAGAATCCTCCTCTTAACCCTCAACAGAACGTCAATGCTCCGGCAGGCGGATATGTTCCACCACAGGCAGGCGGCAATGCTATGCTTGGCGGTGGTACACCTCCAGGTAATTCGCAGAATCCGATTCAGGCCGGACAGCAGGCGCAACAACAAGGCGGTGGGGGAGACCTTCCCTTTTAATAGGGGAGTCGAGTTAATCAAACGAACATTCAACGCTTATGTGGTTCAACCTGAAAAATGCGTTTGAACTGGAAACGTTTAGGGCAAAAGTAGTCGAATTGGAGAAAAAAGGTGCGATGGTAGAGCTGAAAGAGAAACGTGGGCGTTCTTTGAATCAGAATGCCTATCTCCATTTGCTTTTATCTGCATTCGGACTCCAATACGGCTATACTCTAGACGAAGTTAAGACGCATTTCTATAAGCTGGTAGTGAACAAAGATATATTCCTCAGAGAAGGGATTGATAAATTTACAGGAGAATGCTATAAGTATCTTCGTTCTTCTGCCGACATCACGAAAGATGAAATGAGCAAATCAATTTCTGATTTCAAAGTGTGGGCAAAAGAAGAAGCTGAATTTGATTTTCCTGATTCTGATGAATATATCGCACTACTTCATATTCAACATGATATAGAAAGACAACAAAAATACATACATTAGCTTATGATGTTACAAACTAACATACGTCAGAAGTCTAGCGAATTGTTCCCTAATGACGCAGAGAAACAGAGAATATTTCTTATGGGTGCTGCGTTCTCGTTAGGCAAAGATTTATCCGACTTTGAGGAAGAAGGGCAACAGGAGGAGATTTACCCATGTCAAGGAGCTCTCGATATGTGGCTTGCATACAAGAAAGAGAAACACCAGACTTACAAGCCTCGTGGACTCGCAGCTCTCAAAAAGAAGCTTCTACAGTTATCAAACGGAAATCCCGAATACGCAAAGGTTATTGTTGAGCATTCTATGGGCAACAACTATACAGGGTTGTTCGCTCCTAAAAACAATGGTGTAAACAGTTATGAACAACAGCAACGAACTTTCAACAAGATCAACTCAATCCTTGCCGGATGAGTACAAAAATGCAATCGAGGAATTTGGCGCGCAATACGCTTTGTTCTTGAATAAATACCCGACTCTTCAAAAGAGAATCAGCAGCGTTCCTACGGTGTATGACTCTGTAAAGAACGGCGGACTTTCGTTTGTGGAAATCGATAAGTATTTCAAGGATGGGGCAAGCGAATGGTGGATCAAAACGATGGTCATAGACTTATTTATGGTCCTTGGTGCGTTCGATGCCACTACTCCTTACCAGTTTAAGGCGATTGCACAGCGTATCAGGCAGGAATATTACCATGTATCTCCAGGAGAGCTTACACGATTCTTCTATGAATTCTCCATGGGTGAGTACGGTGAGATTTATGTCGGCAGGACTGTAAATCCACAGAAGTTATTCATCGCTCTCGAAAGGTACATGTGTAAGGTGTACGAGAAGAGAGCCGAGATTGAGAGTCAAAAGAATGTATTACGTCAGAAGGAAGCGGACGAAGAAGCTAGGAGAAACGCCGTATCTTATGAAGAGTACTGCCGACTGAAAGGTATTGATATTAAGAAATCTCCTCTTGAAGTTTTGAACAAGAAGCTTGAAAGAGAATCAAAACGTAATAAAGATGGTGGACGTAAGTAAGCAGGCAGAGGATTGGCTTAACGAGCACCCTGATGCGACAAAGAAAGAAATATGGATGGCCGGTTATTAGAAATCTACCGATAACTGGTACAACCGAACCAAATGAATTTTAGAATTATGACACAGAAAGAACGTATCGAGAACGCTACCACAAAGCAAGCGGTAGTGTTCATTTGGATCTACTCCTGGGTTATTGTGAGAAACCTGGGAAGAGCAATCAACAAGGCAGTACACAAGCTGCCCTGGTTGTTCATCGTGGTAACGGTAGTAATATCATTCATCGTTAGCTTCGTCTTTATATCTAAGGCAAGGGCAGAGCGAGATAGTTACAATCAGAAGTTAGTTCACGCAACACAGCAGCTTGACAGCTACATTGCTGCATACGGTAACATCAAATCAAAGTAATATGAAGAGATACAAACATACAATAGTGATGATCCTGCTCGTTATCGCAGCATTCATCGCAGGTTACGGATTCATCTGCTTTATGGCTGAACACGTTTTCCTTTCGCTCCTGATGGTCTTCTGCATCAGTTGCGCATTGGTAGTAGAGAGGGAGGTGTAGCATGCAGACAGGATGGAACCCGAATTTCTCTAGACCGGTATTGTCTAGAATTCCGGTCAAAGTACCTGCCGAAGAGCAGGTGAATCGCTTCTATATGCTCTTCTATTCTATGGTCGGCGGTTTTGCATCAATCGTTCAGACGCAAATCACCGATACATACAACCTCATCAAGGAGAACAAGAAAATCTTCCGCTTCGAGGCTAAGAAGAGAATTACAGAGGCAAAGGAGTGCTCAGACGAACTCATCGATGCCTTTATGCACTATATGAAGGAATGCGGAATGTCTCAGCTCTGGCTTGACATGACAGACAGTATTGAGGAGGACTTGAAGCTGGACGTACAGAAATGCTTCTATGCCATCGATAATCAGTTTATGAAGCATCACATCAAAGAGCACAAGATGTACACGATGCTCCTGATGTCTGAACTGATGAGCAGTATGCTTGTAAGCTCGGTAGAACGTTTCGCAGAGATGATGGATAAGTACAACGGTATACACGCCGTCAACATCGCAGAACGCTTCACGAATCCTATTCGAGGAGTACATGCACGAATGCGTAATGCTATGGAGATTCTATACCCTGTCAAGGTCGATGATGAGGTGTTCCATGAATGCCCGGACAAGTTCAACCTCGGCTTCGAGATTATCGGTCAGAAGGTACTCGACTGGAAACGTGCCGAGAAAGCTCTGGCGAATGCCTGTATCCTCAACGGCTTCAACCTTAATGCTGACGGCGAATTCCTGGAGAATGAACAGGATAATACCGGTACTCCTTGGAACGAGACTCACGTAAGGGCTTTGAGGGTCGCTTATTCTAACACTTCGAATAAACAGATTGCCAGGATCCTCGGCAGAAGTGTTTACGAGGTTACAAAGCAAGCGAAGAAACTCGGATTGAAGAAATCAGAGGAATACCTTAGAGAAACTAGAATAGCTAACTTAAAACGTAAGAAAAATAAATATAACGAGGAGGTGTAACTATGGAAGATCTATCTATTGGGTCAGAAATCGTCTTGAAGGTGGTTGAGACCGAGAAAGAAGAATGTAATGGCTGTTTCTTCGATGAGATAAGTTGCGACATTTATGAAAATGTCTGCGGGGATTTTGTCTGTAGCGCAAAATCTAGAAAAGACGGAAAGAATGTTCAATTCAAAAGAGTGAAATAATATGAAAGAAATCAAAAGTAAGACAGTTCGTGACTATGTTATGAACGATATGGTGTGGAAGGTTGATTTACCAAAGTTCTTGAAAGAGATTTCTGAGTGTTCAACAAACACTCCTTATGCTGCATCTTTTCGGATTTTGGCACAGGTACTTAAAGTACTCACCGAAAGGGCTATTGAGATTAACGACCCTGCACTAAACATCATTATGCTCAACCTTGGACTTTATGAAGGAGCGCATGATGAGAACGTAGATGTGGTTATATCTCAATTACGCAAGTTGATTACTGATAACAAATAACGTGGATGGCAAATTATGGGTAATGAAGATTTAACGAATTGCATACCTTGGTATTGTCCACCACATTTTAAGTGTGAAGATATACAAGATGGTAAGACGCAAAGAAGAATACGTAGAAAGAATCAACTTAGAAAAAGAAAGGGTAGATTATGATTGGAAACAAAAAAATCGAAGAAGCTGCAAGGCTTGACGATAAAGAATACTACGATAGATTATCTGATAATGATAAATGTTTCTTTGAGTATGGATTTAGACGTGGATATAATCGAGCTTTAAAGGGATTGGTTCATCCTGCTAGCGAAGTTCCACGCAATGACAACGGAAGGATTTTTGCGTTCTCAAAAGTAAGCGATTATAGAAAGCTCTATAATATGGACGATATGATGTACAATACTGGTTGCAACACATATCAAGAAATGTGGGAAGTAGAAGTTAAGGAGTTCTGTTTGACAGGGTGGATATACGCAGATAAATTGTTTGACTTAATTATCAAAGGAGGTGAGCAATGAAAGAGCTTAAAGATTTGAAAGTTGGTGACAAGGTCGTTGTCAAAAATAAAGAAGACGGAAATACAATAATATTTGTTGCAAAAGTTGAGAGAGTTACACATCGTTCTATTTATGTTTGTACCGTAAGATTCAGTAGAAAGAATGGTAGAATGATAGATGAAAAGAGTGGTTCTCACACGTGTATAGAAATTGCATCACAAGAAGTAATAGAAAAAATGGAAGCGGTGTTGGAGCGCAAGAGATTATCAGGCTATCTTCAAAGTTACGATTTCTACGGCTTGTTGTCCTTAGAGAAATTGCAAAAAATAATTGATATTATTAATGAGTAAAGCGAATGGAACAGAAATATATAGTTGGTGATGTTGTTATGTATCACAACAAAATCATGGTTGTTAAAGAGCCAAGAGACGGAAATCACTTTGACTTGTCTTGCCCTAAAGAAGGATTGGTGTACTGCTTTGTTGGTGTTGAGGATATAAAGCCAGTTGTACTCACTCCAGAGATTCTAGAGAAGAATGGATGGAAGAAATCAAAGATAAATGATTGTGCATACTTCTATTACAAAGACGGATTATTTCTTACTTATACATCGAAAGATGGTAAGTTTTGGTTTGACGACTTTGATTATAGTAGCAGTATATGCGTAGACCTTCCTTATGTACATAGTTTGCAGCACCTTCTCTTTGGTTTAGGAATTAACTCAGAAATGGAGGTGTAGGTATGGCAAAGAGAATTATTATAAAGTTGCATCCAGAGCGATACATAGTTCAAGATAATATGCTGTTCGGTTGTATTCCATTCATCTATGTGGCACGAAAGACATTCAATACTATAGATGAAGCAAGAGAATATGTTGGAGAGCCTTGTGATGAGTATCGGTTTGTTTAACCGCCTTCGGGCATAAATAGATAGAATTATGAAAGCAAGTGAGTTGATAGAGCATTTAAAATCTTACATTGACATCACTGGTGGAGATTGTAAAGTACTTGTATTTGACAAAGCAGAAGGTGTTTCTTATGATATTAAGAATACTTCTACGGATGGTGATTATGTGTTTCTGCACATTTCATCTGATAAATACACAACGAAGACACCAGAGTAACTAACCATCCTGTAAAGGATATAAATATAAGTAATATGGAAGAAAGAATGTTTTTAGTAATAGTAAAAGGCGAAATTAATGAGTCTGAAATGTCATTGAAAAGAGCTATTCGTGAAGCTATTGAGTGTGAGGCTAAAGAATATGACGAGTCACCTCTTTATGGTTGTGATGTTTCTGTAAAGGAGGTCGAAGATTAACTAACCACCCTCTCCTAGGTGAAATTAAGATAATAATGAAAAAGTCGTGCTCGAATTAGATTGGTTGGCATTAGGTGTAGCCGTAAAATATCAATTACCGCTTGACAATTCTCCTCAGAGCACTCTTATGTGGAAAAGGCATCAAGCATTTAGTACACATCGAAGAACGTTAATGAGTGAAAGGCTCATAAAGACTCCAATCCGTTATTATTTTGATAACATCATGGAGAGGGTAAAAAGAAAAGAATATGAACGCAGATAAAATAACATTAGCTGGCTATATTGCATATCTCCAAGGTATGTATAAACGATATGGCAACATAAGTATTACGCAATTAAAGCATATAGAAAGAAACAGAAAAAAGGAGGATAAGCAATGAACAAAATTAAGGAATTATTAAGTCAAGCATATAATCAGCTTGACGAGTACAATAAAGGTGGTGCTACTCAGCATAACCTTCTTTGGAAGGCAATGGGCAATATTGAGGATGCACTTAATAAGTTGGAGGATTGAGTATGAATAGAAAAGAAGCAGCAGAGCTGCTGCCTATTATTAAGGCATTTTGTGAAGGAAAACAGATTCAGTTCCTGTTTGATGAGTGGAAAGATGTAGATGAAATTGGAATCCGTGAATTTTTGGAAAACCCAGAGTTATACCGAATCAAGCCAGAAACCAAGTATCGACCTTTCAAGGACGCAGAAGAGTGTTGGGCTGAAATGCAAAAGCATCAGCCGTTTGGATGGGTGAAAAACAAGGAGTCGCAAGCCCTTTTTGTATGCAAGGCTATCGGAAAATTTATTGCTATAGGAATTGAAGATACTCCTTACACATATCAACACCCATTCGATACATATACCTTTGCCGACGGAACTCCATTCGGTGTAAAAGTGGAGGAATAGTTATGGCATGGTTAGCAGTTGATAAAGATGGTACAGAATGTATCTATGCAGACAAGAAGCCTCTTCGAGGTAAAGACAAGTGGGGTCCAGATTCATGGGACTATCGTTATGACGATGCTTTCTATGATTTCGTTGAACTCCCCAAAAGCAGCATCAAGAAACTCATCGGAAGAAAATTGTCTTGGGATGATGAACCGGTAAAATTGAAATAAAAAAGGAGGTGTCTCCAGTGAGCACCTCCCCGAAAGAGTTAAAACGTAAGCTTACGATTTACTTGTTGATAAAGAAGTGGAATGGTTTACCATGAGCGTACTCAATAGTACCATCCTTTCTGCGACGAGACCAACAGAAAACTTCAGTACCACTCTCTTTCTTTTGCAAATTAGAAAACATATGAGGCAACAACCTCCTTTCTGGCATTATACCCAAAAGCGGAATTGCTTTGAGCACCTTGCATGGAGCCGCCATACAAAGAAAAACCCCAGCACTGGACTGGGGAAAATGTCTTTCGAGCGGAGGGCTAGGAGACTTTTATTGTTGGCGATTTCGCCAGGAGGCTGTTTACCTCGTTTCTAATTTGCGCTGCAAAGGTAGTGATTATTTTGATAACAATAACAACAACAAAGTTAATAAAGTAAAAACAATAGTCTATTTAGACTTTATATAAACATATAAATATGAAAATAGAAAATATCAAGTTCAAGGCTAAACGTATTGACGGAAAAGGATGGGTTTGCGGATATTTCTACGAGGAGAATGGTAATACATACATCATTGAGAATCGTCAGAAAGAAAGTATGCTGAACCGAAATGTCACTTATCCAGTAGAACCGACTACCGTCTGCCAGTTCACAGGGCTGAAAGATTGTGAAGGCAAAGAAATTTGGGAAGGTGATATAGTGGAGCGTGAGATATATGACTTATACAAAGGTTTCGTTAAAGCAAAGGCAGTAATCGAATATAGTGTTGGTGCATTTGCAGCTATGGTTAACATAGCACCTTATCCTTTATACTCTCAGGATGTTAAAGTTGTTGGCAACAAATTCGATAAGGAAAAGTAAGATAAAGCTATGGTAGATGTAAGTAATCAGCACTGGAACGAAGATGGAAGCATTACTATTATATTGAATAGTATAGAAGAAGTCGAAGAGCTCGTTGAGTGTATTAATATTTGTAATAAAATGTGTGAAGATGAAGAATAAAATTTTAAACTTAGCCAAGTCAGCCGTTTGGTTCGTATTGTGTTTGTAGGAGCGTTGGTTTTTGAGGGTGTCCGCTCTTTGGCTAATAGCGATAAACCTGCAAAGAGAGTTGGTATATCTGTAATCACAGAAGAAGAGCATGATTATCTGGTAGTGGACACGAAACATGGCGTTTGTGTTATCCACGCTGAAAGTTGTCCTTGTCTCAAAAAGAAGTAGCGTATGAGGCTTAAAAAGAAAGAAAAGCTAACGGCATATTGGGATAAGAAAGAGAACTGCATTGTTGCTTATCACCCACTAGGGTTTATGACACAAACAGATGCTCATTATCTCTTCGATAATGTCTTCACAAAAGAGTTTGTTAAAGAAATGACTGATAGAGGGTATGATGTAAGAACGATGAAGTTTGAAATCTCTCCCAAGCTGCCAAACTATGAGCGATTCAATGGCTTATCAAAAAAGTATTACGGAAAAGAGAAATAGCTTATGAAGAAACAGATAATCTTAGACGAAAAAGATATTAACGAATTTCACGAGGATGCAGCGATTCTACGCTGGATATACGACTTAATGACGAAAGAGTATCTTATAAGTGAGCACTCCAAAAATATGCCACGTTTTGCTGGAATAATTAATAAATTAAAACAATTATAGAGTATGAGTATTTTAAAAAAAGAAGAAATGAGAAAGGAAACATTTGATTTCTCGGAGGCTCTGAGAAAAATGAAGGAAGGAAAGAAAGTGAGAAGGGTAATTTGGGAAGAATGTGGAGCTTATATCCATATTGTCTCTGAGACTATTGTGGCTGTATGCGATGGAGAATTCTTTCCTTGTGTTTTCAAAGATTCTGAGGATATTCTCGCAACAGACTGGAAGGAGGTATAAGGATGAAGATTAGATTAGCAAAGAAGATAATGAGGCACAATACGCCTTATTGGATATTTCGTTACCTCTGCTATAATCGCATAATGTTACCAGGAGCGGGATATAAAGTCGATTTTAAAGACCACCGTATCATCAAGGCGATAAGTTTAACAGACCACTGGAATGCTCGTAGGTATATTAACGAATTGATAAAGACCAATAAGAAGTATCCGTTCAAGCTAAGAGATGTTCAACGTGGTGTAGAAAGATTAAAACAGTACAGCGTATGAAAGAAGAAGAAAGATGTTGCGGCAACTGCCTTTGGATGGGACGCGAAGACATCTTAGGCAATGGATGGTGCTACAAAAAAGATTGCGAAACATCTTGTGATAAGGTTTGCAAGAAACATGAATTTTAAACTTTAAATATTAAAATGGAAAAGATTTACAGACATTTCAAAGGAGGTTATTACAGATTTATTACTGAGGTCACTAATAGTGAAACTCAGGAGAAAGAAGTTGTTTATCAGGCTCTCTATGGGGAGCGCAAGGTTTGGACTCGTCCTTCTGGTATGTTCTACGGAAAGGTGAACGTTGATGGCGTGGAGATTGATAGATTCACCGAGGTTGTTGGCGTTCCAGTCTTGTTTAAGAAGACTAACGAGAACGCTGTTATGCCATCCAAGGCGCATGATGATGATTTCTGTTATGACTGCTATGCAGTATCAGAGAAAGAGATTGCACCTAACGTGTGGAAATACGGTCTCGGATTTGCGCTACAGATTGAAAACCGCAATAAGCCTGCTGATATTTCAAGATGCTTCACGCTCCGTCCTCGCTCTTCTGTATGGAAGACTGGCATGGCTCTCAGTAACTCAGAAGCAACCATTGATGATGGTTTTGTTGGCGAGATTTCTGCCGTATTCTATCACGTCATGCCAAATATGCCGCGATACAAGGTTGGTGATAAAATCGTGCAATTCCACCTAGAAACAAGTGACAACATCATGCTTATAGAGACGGATGAGTTAAACAAAACAGAGCGTGGCGATAACGGCTACGGCTCTTCTGATAAAAAGTAGCCTATGAACGTACTTACAGACGAACAGAGAAATTACATAAAGGAGCATCCGTGTGAGTCACCAAGCAAATTGGCAAAGTCATTCGGATGCACCGTACAGACAATCTACTGGTGGCTACATAAGCTACACGGGGATTCCTTTATTCAAAGAAAGAATGAGGCGAAGGAGGAAAGGAATCAGGTTATCCGTGAGCTCTATCCGACTCATTCGGCCACAGAGGTAGGGAAGAGGCTTGGTATAACAAAAGCTTCGGTCAACGAACTTGCAAAGAGACTGGGGGTCAAGCATACAGATGAGACTACGAAACGAATACAGAAGGAGAGTGCTGCCCGTACCCGCACCGATGACGCTAACAGAAAGAGACAGGAAACACTGAGAAAGGTTCTTGCCGTCGAGAAACTGAGAGCTGCTAGCGGTTTGCCACAGAAGACAAAGCGAAAGTTCAAGACAGTTCCGGACAAGTGCATGAACGCCAGGAACTATCTCTGCCGCAAGTACAACTACTTCTACGACAAGGATTACGGAGAGCTGCTCACTTTGTTCTTCGACAGCGAAACTAGATTGCTGACCGACGAGCAGAAGAAACACTATGAAACGGAGTATAGTATCAAGTTCCTGCAAGCTGAAGAAGATTGATACCCAAATGCCAAGAGGCGACTATCCATCACGGACGGTCGCCTCTTTTTTTTGTTTTAACCCAAATAATAAATATAAACAAAATCCATTAAGTTAAAATGAGAAAAACTAAGAACGTTTATGTAATTTCAACCTCCAGCATATCCAACCCAAAATGGCGAGGATACCTATGAATAAACAGACAGATGATACCTTTCCGATTTTCAGGAATACTCTATCCGTCTTGGATAGCTGCTTCCTTGTCTCGACTTTGTACGGTATCGAATCACGTACAACCAGAGTATCGGATCTGTTTCTCACAACGTATCGGTCTTTGTACTGAAGCCTGAACTTGTCCTTGAAGACAGTATCTCCTCTTACGAAAACCGATACACTGTCGTGAATATAAACGGAATCTGTGTTCATGAAAGAATCCATCTTTATCACAACCCGGTCCCTGTATTCTGTGACGGGGATGTACTTTGTTGTCGTACATCTACAGAACATTGATAGAACCAGCATCGTCACAGCAACGATGGTTATAATCTTTGCAATCTTATCAATCAGTCTCATAGTCAATCGAATTAATTCTGTTCAGCCATCCCTTCTTGAACTTTTTGTTCTGTGGCCTGGCCTGACAGATACGGTCAATATAATCTTTTCTTTCCTGCTTGATGGTATCGAACAGCTCTCTACCATCTCTTGCGTTAATGGCGGCGATTGTCTTCGAACCAACAATACCATCAACGGAAACTCCAAGCACCTCCTGAGGAATCTTGATACCATAGGAACCACTGCACCAAAGCCAGTCTACCAGGATATTGGCTACATTCTGGTCCTTGATATCATCGGCCTTCCACTTATCCCAGTAATACTTCTTGAAGATGATACCCCATTGAACCCGAGTCATACGCTTCAAGTCTTTTGCGGTCTTCTTGCAGCCGAACACAGAGCGGTACGTAGAGAGAGTCACGCCCATATTTGTTGCGCCGCCCAAATCATCCTTATCATAAACGAAGCCACCCTCCCATTTGAGGATAAATGGCTCAAGAATCTTATGGTTTGCCATTTTTGCTTTCCTCCTCTTTTTTATCGAATTCCTGGTTCAACCTCGCCAAGATCGGCTTCCAGTAGCTAGGCAATGCCTTCGCGAACTCGAATCTTAGAATATAGTAAATAACCCTGAATGAAATATTCTTAGGGTACGCCTTGATGAGGTTCTTGAATGCGTTGCAGACGTACACATAGCAGAATATATACGTGAGCATCTTGATTACAAACAAAGCCTCGCTTCCGTCGTTACAACAGACTATGATGCTGTATATGACGTAATCAATGGTCAGGTATAGCAACATTTCCAAAATGGCGTTCTTGAACTTCGATGCAGAAAAGTTTTTGCACCGCACAACACTTACGCCATCGGCCCTCATTCCGCAGAAGATATTAAAGCCGAAAGCGATTACCAGCGCCAACACGAAACCTTCGGTCGGCGTTGCAAAGGCGAGTATAGCAGAGGTGATTGTCACCGCTATCTGCCGGATTTGGGAAGAATCTAACAAATCTATCATAATCGTTATCCTGAATATATAAAAATAAAGTCTCGGTCTCTTTCTGCAAAGATAGCAAAAAAAAACGAGACTTCATTCAGAATAACGAAAAAATCAGATATTCAGATCATAATATGGCAGTCCTCCGTTCTCCAGGAAAGAAACGCATTCGTCGAAAATCTTTCTCTCGTAGTCGAGCGTTTTGATTTTTGGAAACCATTTCTTGATCTTTGCGTCGTTGCGTTTAACCATTTCTCCCCAGAGGACGCACCAGTCTTCAAGATTAATTTTGTCACTCTTAACCTCGTGCCAATAGTCCTTGGCCACATCCTTTGTGTGGAGCTGTCCAATAATACAGAGATGCATATCTGCCATTTCCTCGTCGTAGTGACACAATCCAATCTCTCCCTGGACCTGCTTCATCATATCAAGCATTACGCTGTCGTTCATTCCGACTTCGCAGCAATCTGCCATGATCGTAACACAGTTCTTGATAGCCTGCATGTCATTGCTAGCTATAATGTCTTCGAATACCTTTTTCATAACCGTATATTTTTGATGTTACTTCAGAAAATACTCTCTGATGTCGTACACACCATCCTTGTCTTTCAGTAAGTCGAGCGCAAGATGGTTGGCATACTTAACCAGATGTTCTGTACCAATGTCCTTAACATCTTCCTTGCCGAGTATCTTAGCAATGGTACATCCGTGGTCACTTACGACCTGATTCATTGCAACGTACAAAGCATAATCATTGTAGTAAGGCTTCTCCTCTGTTGCAAGTCCGAGACCAGTCATAGCATTGAGCCATGTCTGCATGTCCAAGGTTACAGGTGGATTCATACCGTTTACAATCTCAGAAGCCTCCTTCTTGGTGAGATAGTTCTTCCACTTGATAGCGCACAGCTTATCAAGATATTCTTGCGCCAACTCTGGGTGCTTCGATGCCATATCCTTCATCATGCAGCGCATCGTATCTCCGAATGTGCGCATATACTTTACATTAGTTGATGATGCCATCATTCCGTAAAGCTCATCAAACTTACTCATAATGTCTTTTGTTTCCATATCTTGTATATTTTAACCTATTATCAAATCTTTCAACTCTACAAAGTCCTCCTCTGTGAAGTTGATGCTTCGCTTGCTTCCAAAGAGGATAGCGGTGGCAATTCCATCCGGCAGGTCAATAGACACAACGCCTTTATCGATATGTCCGTGAATAAAACCTACATCGAATTTGTAATCTTCCACGGATTTTAGCATCTGCATCATATCTTCAAATATCGTGTTGGCATCTATGTTTCCGTTCTCATCGGCGATGAATAGGGTAGCGTTGTCAATGCTCTTGCCCCAACTATCCTTGTGTTTGGCGATGATATTGTGCGATGCTCGCTTCATATACACGGAAGGGATAGCCAATGCAGGATTCTCCTTAACCATGTCGCTAATTCTTGCGTCTGCCCACAAGTCAAGCGATGTAAGCAGCTTTTCTTTCAATTCTGTTACGTTCATTTCTTAGTTTCTCCTTTCTTTGTTTTGTTGTACCAAATGAGATATTCTTGCCAAGTCTTGTCGCTGTGGTTAGTCATATAATCGTTGAGCATAGCAGATTTTTGTTCCTCTGCCTGTGCCACCTCCTTTCTCAATCTTTGCATCAAAGATAGATGCTTCTTTAATGCTTCCTGTCCTTGCTGAGTACTCTCAATGCGAGGACGTATGATGCGCAATTCCTCATCTTGCACTAGCTTAGACACATATTGCAAGCTATTAACGTATTCCTGATTCTGCATCAAGTACTGACGTTGTGCGCCTGTAAGATTGTCCTCAATCTTGTCGATTTCATCCCATAAAGGGGTGGAAGACTGCTGCGCTTGCATATTGATAGATGCTCGCTTCTTCTGTATTGCCTCATACATCTTCTGTAGCTCGGCATCCATCATCTGCGGCTGTTGCTGACCTGTGCCCATATCAAGCAAAGGGCTGTTCCCGAAATTCATCATAATCAATATCTTTAAGTTGGTGATATATTATAGAGAGGTGAGAGGGCATCTACCAACGAGGGCAAACACCCCTCACCAACTCATTTTTTCTTAGTCCGTCTAACTGACTTCCTTACTGCTCTGTTACGCTCCTGTAGTGGGAGTGGAAGGAGCGGTGCAATTACAACCATAGCTGCCGTAACCAGTAACTACTGGCGTAGAAGGGAGCACAAGCTGACCATCTATCTTGCGGCAACACTTCTCGTTCACGTAAGCCATCATCAGCTTCTCCTTGTAAGGAGTAAGAGCCTCCATAACGGCTACCTTCTTGTCGAGGTCGCAATACTTAGCCTGCAACGCATCGTACTGGTCTCTCTGATTCTTGTACAGACCGAAATCCGCATCAATCTGAGACTTGTAAAGACCGAACTCAGCCTCCATTGCACGGCGGTTCTCAGCGTTGATAGCCTCAGTAGCACCCTTGTACATAGAGAACTTCTCAGCGATGTCTGTCTCACGCATAGCGTAGAACTTGTTAGCGGTGTCAAGCTTCAAGCCGAACATGTCGGTAAGCAACTTCACCTCATCAGCACATTCCTTCTCCATTGCCTGCAAGGCGGTTGGCTGATTTGAGCTTGAGTTAGCTCCGTATGTGTTGATGTTTACGTTCTCAGGCATATTGCTGCCGAGTGAACCAAATACGCTGCGGTTGTTACCGCCAAGCAACCAAGCACCAGCACCGAGTGCTGTGCCGATAATCACTAACTTTCGATAAGGTACGCAACCACCTTACCCGTTCTCTAATGAACTGCTGTATGTTACCATACAGATAAGACTATATCTTTATCTCTCACGAGATACTCTCCATTTCCACTCGCTTGAGTGTACTCCCTTTCGGGATAGTCGTTGAACCTTATTGTGCATATTTCCATTTGTAACCTTTGCATGTAATGTAATGCCTACCAGATGGAGATACATAACCTCTACATACCTTTACAATTTCGGAGTTTAATTTTGAATTACCTAGACTTTCTCCAGCTTCTAAAGCGGAATTAAACCTTTTCAAAACTTCTCCACTTGCCGCATCTATCTGCAAAACAGGCTTACTATTCGCTGTAGATATAGCATTTTTAGCTTTATTCGTATGCTTTTTGTTAAAAAAAGGATTTTTGCTTCCTTTTCTTTCTTTGGCACACTTACTCAGTATAGCTTTTTGCTTATCGGATAGATGTTTACCATACATAGGTGCTCTCTCTCCAGTTCTATTCTTGGCTAACTCACTAAGGTAAGCCCTCATGTATTCTGAATGCTTTTTTCCTTTAAAAGGATTGCTATGACTTTTATAGTAATCTTTGAGGTGATTTATCATATTTTCTTTAGATTTTCCTTCTAATGTATGACCCCTAACACCTTCTCCGCCTAAAGTCATATTATACCCATTTCTGTAAGAATCATACTTCTTTATGAAATACGATTCTTTTTCATTAAGAACGGGAATAGCATCCTCTTTAGAATCAAAATCATCCGAGAAAAGCACTTCGTACTTAAAATTATGTACTCCATATTTGCGTATAGCATTATCAAAGCGAGTTCCGCTGTAGCAACAGTTATTGAAAAAACATCTTCTTCTATGTTTCTCATCTGTTGTCTGACCTACATAGGACTTTCCCGATGGGGATTCGTACCTATAAATTATACCTTTTACCATACTGCAAAGTTACAAAAAATATTTCAAAGAACGCACAATCTTGGCTGCTGATTGTCCTGTTTTTCAAGGAGTTCCCAGCAATTAAGAGAGTTTATACTGAGCATTATTTTTGTTTACCCAGTGTCAAGCCAGCATTACCTGTTGCCTTAGAAGCATAATCATCGTGCTTCTTTCCCTCTTCGTAGATTTTCTTCTCTACGACCTTTGCATCTGTCATTTCCATGATACAATCTTTTTAAGTTATCCTTAATATTAACTAACACTATTGTAACGTTACGGATGCAAAGGTACAAAGAATAGGGGAGAGCAAATATAACTCTATCACACTTTCTTTTAGTGGTTGATTATCAATGATTTAAGGTGATAGTGGGTAATATCATTTTAAACCAATATATATTTTTGAAGAAATATTGTATATAATTTCTCCGAAATATTGTATTTTTAAATTCACGAAATCTGGGAAGTCAGAGTGACAGTTGCAAAAATTGCAACAGTCACTCACGCAAACTGAAACAAAAAAAAGAGAGGCAATCACTTACCTCTCTTGCTTTTAATGTAGTGTAGTATATCCCACTTCTTAAAATATCGGGTATGCCCACGCTTCTTGCATTCTCCGTTCGGGATATCACCCCTGGCAACCATACGATTGAGTGTAGCATCAGAAACGTGCAGTTTCTCCTTGACTTCCTCGGTACTCATCATAGGATTGAGCATATCTGGAATGATGTCACACAATCTATCCAGGTCATCGTCACTCATTCCGCAAGCGGTGACCTTCTCGCCATTTCGCTGCTGCTCATCAGCCTTAAAGCAAGCATCACTCAGCGACTTTAAAGCCGTGCCGAGTATCTTATAATTCAATATCTTTCCCATATTACCTCCATTTTTGTAAAAAAATCTCAGAAATCTCCTTTATGCGCAGATTTTTCTTCCTAACTTGGTCTTATTGATAAACATTTCGGCAAATCCGTATATATAAAATATTGCCGTTACCACCATGATAGTGAAGCAGGAATCTATCATATCTTGAGTTGTGTACCAACTCCATTCAACGATGTGAGCCGCATTCACACCAAAGAAATAAAAGAATGGTATTCTGTATCTCCAACATAGGAAGAAGAACCTGCTTGCTAATATCAAAACCATTGGCAGAATATAAATCATGAAGTAGATGAATAAATAGCAGGGAAAATTCTCATTGTTTGTTATGAACATTTCCCTTGGATTCTGCGAGAAATCCCACATTCCGTAAGCGTGAAAAAGCATGAGGCTTATAGGAACGTACTTACAGAACCAGCGAAAGAATTTCAAGATTCTTCTGGAATATCGGTTACCATACTTCATGAGCATCCCCATCAGCTCCGTCACATCAATGTCCTTTATCAACCGTTGGACGTTACCATGCTTCATGAGCATCCTCATCAGCTCCGTCACATCAATGTCCTTTATCAACCGTTGGACTTCGGCTTCTTGTTCTAGTGTCATATAACCTCCTTTTTTGTTCGTTGTTGATGCAATTATAGTTCTTAAAAGAAAGAATTTTCCACAAAATTACAACTTTTTGCACAATTCCGTTCATTTTGCGCAATATTTTATAGTTAAACTTTATAAAAAGTAACAATCCGTAAGTTTATTGCTACTTTCTAGTTACCTCTTTCTCATTTTTCGGTAACGGAAGCATTGCGCTTTCAGATTAATTTTGTATCTTTGCGGCAGAAATTAAAACATAAAGATTATGAATATTAAAAGATTTGATACTTATAGAGGTGTCTGCGTAGATACTATCGGTACAAAAGGTGACGTTTCCGTTGTGGTTACTGATACAAAATACGTATGCAAACCAAAAGAAGATACAGCCGACTACGAACTATATAAGCAGATAGAAAGCGGAGATGTAATAGCGGTCGCATTCTACTATGTCAAAGAGTATTCTGGAATAGACAGAATCCTTCGTGTTATATTTATACCAAAGACGGATTTTGAGAAAATGGTATCTATAGGTGACTGTCACTATATCGGTAATAAGATTCATGGGCTTCCGATGGGAATAGAGATGTACTCACTGGAAGGTGCTCATCTAAGCAAGTTAAGTATGTGTTAATAACAAAAAGCACCATAATGGCAAATAAGCGTTATGGTGCGTCACACGTCTCCATGACAACTTCTCCGTCTCTCATATAAACCTCAACCTCATACCCTTCATCGAGAATCTTATCAATTTCCTCTTCAGTCGGTATTTTCCTCAATATCTGCTTCATCTCTCTTATTGATTATATTCTTGGCGATATTCATAAAAATCGCCTTTTCTGTGTATTTATATTTCAGTTTTACTGTATCGAAATGACCTTCTATATAGCAGTATTTATAGAATTTCTGCGGTAACTTCGCCGTTATCCTGCGTTTCATGGCATACTCATTATAGTGTGACATAATGCCGAGATAGGAATTGACAGAGGATATCTCCTTCTTGATATCATCAATCATTCCCATTTCAGCAGCCTTACCCAGTCTTTCTACGGCAAACGCAAAACTGTTGATGGTGTGGTTGGCAACATATACTCTGCCTGGCTTGATTATTGCACCCGTAAACTGAACACCCTTAGAGTAATGCTGTAGATAGAATTTCTTTTCGTTGAGCCTTAGACCCAGCTTTCCGAGTTCTGTTCTGAGCATAGGGATAATAGATAAAAGTTTCTCCTTATCCTTGCTTACGAATGATATATCATCCACATACCTATTATGCCTTACGCACACGGCATCAATCTTCCAGTCGATGGTATTCAACAAGAAGTTGGCGAATAACTGAGCGAACAGATTGCCGATAGCAATACCTCTGTCTTCTCCGTTGGTAAACAGCGATTTCTCTTTTGGTATAAAGTTCCACATCCACAAAGGACTTCTTCTTTCGCAGTTGGTTTCTGGTCTGTGCATAATGACAAGATTACAAAGCCATCTAAGGTCTTCTTTATCGTCTCCTTCATAGTGCGCTACAATGAAACCATCAACCATCTTCGCTAGCTTAGATTTGATGATACTCATAAAGAATCCCTTCAAGTCAACCTTCATTACATAGGCATCCTTGGTATAGTTCTCGCTCTCCTCACGAATATCTTCTGCTAATTGAACAACACCAGCAAGCTGTCCTTTTCCTTTGCGGCAGTTGTATGTTCTGCCACAGAATATCCGTTCAAACAATGGCTCTAGCCTCAATGCTATGTAATGATGGATAACCCTATCCCTGAACTCGCCTGCAAACACCTCTCTATAACGAGGATAGCGGACGACAAAGCAGATAGATTTTCCGATTCTATACTGACGTGAGTTAACTTCATTCATAAGTTCAACAAGGTTGTGAACATAATCAAGCTCGAACTCCGTAGCTCCGACTGTGCTCCGCTTTCTTTTACGGCAGTCTAAATATGCTTCTAGTATCGTTTCAAAATCTATCATTTACTATTTTCCTGAATACGTCTTCTTTATTAGTGCTGAAACTGGACGAACCCTGTTCTGATTGAACTTATAGTTGTTGTTCACGTTGCCATCGTTCAGATTCAAGTTCCAAGCGTTGGTCGCCGAGTTCTGGGTTATCACTACATTGTCTTGTTCTTTACCATATATGATGGTAGTAGCCCATTTATTCGGAAGACTGTTCTCCTAGTTTGGCTTACCTCCCTAGCACTGACTACGTTCACTCTCTAACCTTTTAAGAGCTTCGATGAGCGAACCCTTCCACGCTGTACTTTGCCGTCCTATACTATCCATCAGCAGAAGCAGATTTGCCAACCTGCCTCTGCCTTTTATCCATTGATGTTCTCCTGCTATCTCTATCAAGGTATTCAGTAATTCCAAGTTTGATTGCAGCTCGACAATATCATCAATTCTCGTTTTCAAATCCTTACCCATATAGACCTTTGCGATAATATGAAGAGAATCGATAGCTGTGCGCTCTATTCTATCCCCAACAACATATCGCTGTTCTTTCGGAAAGTCCTTGATGATATAAATCACCTCGTTCAGAAACTTCTTCATGTCTCTGTAAACCCTTGTCTTACTTGCAATCTTTGCCGTCATTATTGAATACCTTTCTTGGTCATAACTTGCTTCCCCACGCCCTTAAAGGCGTGGGAGTGAAAAGAACTAACTACTAACTAATATAAAAATGCTGAAACTGGACGAACCCTGAACTGAGTGAACTTATAGTTGACGCTCACGAAGCCATCGAACAGATACAAGTACCAAGCGGCGGTCGCCGAGCGCTGGGTACTAGACCAATACCATGTTGATTGCAGCTGTGTAGCGCCACTAATCTTTGATAAGGCATAGTTAATCTTATCAAAGTTTGCCCAAATCATCGCCAGTTCAGCCAACGATGGCAACCACCATCTTCCTGTGGTCAAACCTTTGCCGTTGGCATTTACACGTGCATACTTGTTACAGAAACCAGCGGCGTAAGCCTCCGTATTAGTAACGTTGCTCGATGTACTTCCGTTAATGATAGCGGTTGTATTTGCTCGACCAGCAAAATCATTCAATGTGGTCATTCTGTCGCCAGTTGTAGTAACTCCGCTAATCTGTACTGAGCCAGACGTATCTGATGATGATACTGGCTTAGAACTCCACTTTTTATCCGTTCCTTCTGTTGGAGCTATCACGAGATGTCTTCCACCTTCAACAAGAAGAACGCCTTCTGCAACTTCTCCGCTATTTTGATAAGATGCCCAAGAACTTACCCTTACGGCAAGAGGAAAGTTATCGCTCTTGCGATGAAACATAATGAATACACCATCGTACAACTGACCTATATCTGCTCTGATGGCATCCTCCATCGTTACTTTACTAGCATTTGTTATCGCTTGCCCGTTAGCAGACAGCCAATCGCTGATTTTTCTAGTTTTTATAGCCATAATATTATGTATTTAAATGATGTTATTACTTATTTTTTCTCATCTGCTGATACCACATTGCTGATAGCGGCATTCACTGCATCGATGAAGCAGGGAGCGGTAGTGCGTTCAACAAGTTCCTTGATGATTTTCACCTCGTCATCGGTGTACTCTGTATCATCACTTCCGTTCCACATCTTCACGGCAAGAGCCTGTCCTGCCAGCCCTAATCCTGCTCCCTGCGAGTAGATGATGTTCGCAATCTGCTTGCGAGCGTTAACAACCTGACACTGATTCTTGTCGAGTGTCATAAATACTTCCAAATGTTCTAAATTTATCTTCATAATCAATTATATTTTATTATCTTGTTGCGTAACTTACAATCCATTGAATTCCGTTATACCAGAGCCAGCTAACCTGACCTCTAGTATCAGAGTGCCACGTTGTTGCTAAGCTTGTGTCACGAGTGTCATATATGTTTATGTCCGATGATATATTTACCCGACCTCCTCTCTGTATGATGGTATAGCATTGCCCATATTTGGGAGAATACGGCAACGTCAGAGTGATAGCTGACGCATTATAACATTCGATAGTATGATTGTATTCGTTAAGTCTATAGTTTGATGCAGTTCTCATAAATGATGGTCTGAGACCTGCTACATCTCCATTGCGTATAGCGATTGCGTGATTATTCGCTCCGCCTTCTGCACGCAATTCGATAGCTATTGCATCATGGCTCGATTTACCAACAGCCGATATGTATGCTGCCGTCTGGTCTGAATCTGCTCCGTATTTGGTGTTTAGCATTACCTTCAATGCTCCACCAGCCCAAGTCGCAACATTCTCTGTATATTCATTATTACCAAAGAAGAATTGCGCCCCATTACCAGGAACACCCGTAGATGCAGAAATGCCTTGCGAGTTCAATGAGATGCTTGATGGTGCGCTGAAGCCTGTAATTCCTTTGTAGGTAGCATAAAAATCATAATATCCACCTTCTAGCTCTCTGATGGTGAAAGAGCCGATAGTACCAGCCGTAGCTTTTATTGCGCCTCCACGTGTTACGGCGAAAGAAGCTGATTTTCCATCCTTACCACCAAGCCAAAGACTCCAGTCATTATCATCATCAACAACTCTAAACGAACCATACATCGCACCACCTGTCGGATTATACAGATTAATCTGATTACTTCCGAGCATATTGATGGTAGCATTCTCGGCAAGAAGAAGATGAGTTGCTATTGATTTATAATTGCTCATCTCTGTCCAATGTCCATCGGTCAAACTAGGCGAAGAAGTAGCGCTGTCATACGTTTTAGTACATTGATACCACTTGCCATTAACACAAACAACATCAACGTATGCTTCTGCACCCGAACCAGACAAGTACTTGTAACTTCCCGATTCAAATCCGTCATGCTCACGCATCAGAGCACCTTTTGTTCCCCTCGTTGCCACAGAGAAAGATGGGTCGCTGCGGGTTCCGTTAGTGTACACAAAAATAGTGCGAGTCCACAGATACGGATTTGCGTCCGTGATGTTTGGAATGCTAGTGCTCCAAGTACCAGTAGGTTTGGTAGTACCACTATTCCATATCTGATAGGTTACTTCGGTGCTTTTGATGCCATTTCCTGTTGCACCAGTTGCACCCTTGATGTAAGACCAATCGTATTTAGTCCAGTCTTCAGAATCAGTTGGTGTTTTATCTACTAGCACGCCTACATAAGCATGTTCTTTACCATTAGCACTCACTGTAAACCCAGTGCCCTTGGAATCATCCATCCAAGCAATGTGAGTATAATACTGCACTGCTGGTGTTCCTGGGTCACCTTGAATCTTTCCGACATTCTCAAAACCTCTAGCGTGAGTGGAGTCAGTCTTAGATGTGCCAGTATAAACCCACAGATAGCCGCTAATGATATATCCATCACCTAATGTGTTGCCAGATGTAGGCAGCTCTGACGTACTACCTTTTGACCCCTTGATGGTTACAGAAGTTCCATCCTTGCCATCCTTTCCGATGTACGTATAGGTGATATTCTCCGTAGTCTTGTTATTGCTCCAAGTATAAGTAGTCCTCGTCCAAAGGAACTTGCCCTTGTTGGCTGCCGCACTCGCATCGGGTGCGGTCGGAGACCACTTCTTGGCTTCGCTTACACTTGATGTAATAGCATAATCGACAACCGTCTTGGTAACGTAGGGGGTATCACCGCTTTCGCCCTTTTCACCTCTCATAGAGATGGAAATAGAGCCAGTCGCTTCTGCTAATTTCCTTACCATAGGCTATGCTATTTAGTTCCTGTTATAGAATATACCGCACCCTTATATTCTCTGATACCAGCTTCGGTAATCGTGAACGTATTGCCCGATTTGGTAATAGCGGAATTGATAGGCACACCAGCATTGGAGTAGAGAGACATAGAGAATGTTACTCCTGTCTCATTAGCCGTTGAACCTCTCTTGCGCATATACGGCTTATACACAATCTTTCCACCTGAGTTCTGAATGAAGTTCTCGGCTACAGGGTTGTCGTTCCCATCCGTAGGGTTTGGGTATAGAATGTACTCGTCTGACACGTCATTTATGGTCTGTGTATCGGAAGCGTAGAAGTCATTACCTTTGTATGCCTCGCACTTAACGATGATGGAAGAATCCACGTCCGTCTCGTTGATTGTGAATGTAGCGGAAGTGCTATTCTGCTTGAGCACCCATCCGCCGCTAGCATCTGGCAGATACCACTTGAACGTATAGCCAGTAGATGTAACCATATTACCATCCGTAACCTGTGCCTTGACAGTGCAAGTTCCGCCCTTCTCGGTAATGGTAAAGAGATTCTTGTCTGACGTGGCGATAATGTTCACTCGCTTAGAATCAGTCACACCCTCGGCTATATATACTGGGTACATAGCTTGTAGCGTAACGCTCGTGTTTGACATTGATACACTGACCTTACAGATGATGTTGAACGAATCGCCACCATTAATATTAATAAGGTTCTTATTGACTGTGAGCGTTGGATTTCCGCTTGAATCAGAGCCTTCTGTGAAATGCCCAGACGTGCCACCGATTGTATTAGTTGAGACGTGGGAAGCATTGAAAGTCAGCGTTACATCAGCCACTATCCAAGTAGGAGAACCCTTAGAAAGGTCGAATGAGTTACCAGCACCCTGTTCTGCTGAATACGCCTGCATAACCAGTTTCGGCTTGGTCGCACCGCTCGCTTCGAAATTAGGCACAACGTTGGATGGTGACGCTGGGTTGCCATCATAATTCTGATAAATATCACCAGTATTACATTGCAAGATTGGGTGCAACGTAGTACCATTAGATGTGACAACAATCTGTCCTGTTACCGTAGCTTTACTCATCGCTTACCTCGCTTTCTTCTTTAGTGTCTGTATTCTCGAAAGACGGCTTATCACCGCCACTCGAACCGATATAGTCATTGCTTCTTGTATCACCCTCGCCGCCAAACTCGACTGGAGTGTAGCAGGATGCAGGAGTGTCTGTCGTTCCCTTGATTTCCGCAAGGGCATCGCTCTCAGCTATCAGCGAGCCGCCAGCATTGGCTGCTCTTTCGTTGAGGTTCACGCCATCAACACCATTCAACTCACTCTGATAGAGCAAGCAATTTCCGTCACTTGTCATTGTCAGCGGAACTCCGCTTCTGATAATTTTCTCAGCAACCTGCTTCGTAACCTTAACGTAGTATTTCATAATTCTTTATTTTTTTAAGTTAGACAACATTATCCGTTATTCTCATCAATTTCCCTTGATATGATATAGTTTCCGTTCTCATCCACAAGGGCATTCCCATTCTCGTCAACAATCAGCTCGTAAGCACCTCTGTCTTCGATGGTAAGACGAATGCTCTTCTTTGCTTCGAAAGGGCATTGGAACGTTTCGCCATAACCTAACACCTCCACACTCTCCGTCATTGTAGTAACGCCGTTGTTCGTGCTCTTGCCGTATGTAACCTTCTGCCACTTGGCTCTCAGAACCTTCTCCCATACCGATGGCTCGATAACTCCGTTATTGTCGCTGACTACTGCTTGGCAGACAACAGACGTGGCATCCTCGTTGAGACCGAAGCCGTCACCGATAAACTGAGCCGTGAGCGGCGGAATGGTTCTGTTGATGTACGTAACCTTACGAGCATCAGCATCACGGGGAGATGAAGGAATACTGCCGCTATAGATATAGCACGCTCTCAACTCATATCCGATGCCTTCGCCTATCATATCGCAATCAATAGTGATAGAGGAAATCTGCCCATTCGCGCCCTTTGTCATTGCGGTAATCTCGTAATTCTCGGCATCATCAACCGAAGAGATAAGCTGCTTCGTTCCGTTATCCAAGATGCGATACCACCATATCTTCGTCTTGCCGTCTGCCGTCTTATCCTTTGCTCCGACCATAATCTTGGCGGTAAGAGTCCTAGATGCAGCGTGCTTGATAGGATTCCACAGCACCGTAGGTGGGCTATCCAGCATAATCTCAGCCCGAGCATTCGTGCAGTCTTCGAGATAAAGAGCCTTGTTAGCCACGAATGTGTACTTATATCCGCAAACTGGGTCTGTCCAGTTTCCTTCAAATCGCATTGTTCGTGGCTTTCCTAGAACGGAGTTCTGCTTGATATAGAGAGTTCCCTTATCCGTTCCTTCCCTCACGGCTTCATATCCTGCCTTCACGCTCGCATTCTCACTTGTGGCTACAACCACGATGCCGCTAGATGTCACCTCAGACCACTTAAATGAATCCAACTGACTGTTACAGGTCGTTGTCTCGCCTGGGTTATCGGGGTCAATAAGATAGCAGGCTGGGAACATCGTACAAGGGCGAATAGAGAAATCGGGAGAGAATGAGCCTTCGATACCATCATACTGCTGTCTGTTGATGATATTTCCAACTATTTCTATGCTGACGGACTGAGAGTAAGCCGTAGGCTGTATCTCCATCATCTTGTCAACACTAACCGCTAATTCTTTAGCCATATCCTATTATTTTAAAAGTTCAACATTTTAGAAATTAACACTCACGTCTTCCGAATACATCGTCTCGCCATCCTTGATTTGCGCTTCGCAACGGAAGACGACCGTACCAACTTGGAAAGCCGATCCGCCGAGGTCTTCATAGGTCAAATCAACAGATAGACCACAATTTGCATGAGAGAGTGCCCATTTGTTGTCTGCCGTAGGATTGTTTGTTTCCCTCGTCCATACGATATTCGTCATTGAATCCGTCACGTCCTGATTATAGAGCCTTCCAACCACTGATAGAGTAGTGAACACCTTCCAAGAGCCATCAGCATTCGTTGCCATCAAGTCGTTGAGACGGAAGTTCCACAGCTTCGATGATAGCATTTCGAGTGTGAAGTAAGGATTACCCTCCACGAATGCCCAAGCGGTAGATGAGTATGTTGGCGGCTTCGTGGTCTTGTCTTCGAGGCACTGCCACTTGCACCCGAGGTAATATACAGTATCAATCGTCCTGTCACCATTGCGGTAAGGATTATCGCCTTGCGCCACAGCCAAGCTCCATACACCTCTGTCTCTTGTCGTGTAGATTGGATTTCCTTGATAATCTATCTGTTGGAATGATGCAGCCATCATCCACTTAGCATAGAAAGCTCCGTCACGCTTATTGGCGGTAGGGAAGTCCTGGAACAGGAACGATAGCGCATCTGGCAGCTTACCCAACGCAAGGGAATAGTTTGTCTTGTCGATGATAGGCTTGGTAACGTGGTCGAGCCATACGAGTAAGCCCTCGGAGGAAGATATATACCAGCAGCTCTGTCTGTCTTCATCCACCGCATTTCCCCATCGTATCAATCTTGCCAGCTCGCAAGGTGGATAATTCTTCTTGCTAGGACATTCGTTGTCGGGATAACAGACAACCGTAATGGTATTCGTTACAGTATTGATCGAGAGCACTCGCAGCCACATATCATAATACTTGCCGTTTTCCGTCAATGTATTGATAGATGCCAATATCACATCATTCTCCTTGAATGCCGTAAAGTCGTTATCCCACCGCTTCTGAAGCTTCAAGTCGTAAGTTACATTGCCACCTTCTGTTGCCGCAGGAATCTCCACTACCGACTCAACCATACCGCTCTCAGTGAAGACGAAATTGCTTTCCATCGCCGTCTGTCGGTTCACGATGAGTTCCTTTGCAATGATGGAACTTCGGGATGTGATGCTCTCAAACTCAGCATTGCCCAGCTCGTCAATCCTTCCACCAGTACCGAAGAGCATTCCCTGAATGAACTCTCCGAAGGTCGCACCTTTCTTAAATTGAGATAAGTCTTCTGCTGTCAACCCCTGCAAGAACTTCTGTATCTTCTTCCAAGTGATTGTGCCATTTGCGGTATCATCGTTTATCTTTGAGATGAAGTGCTTGCTTCCTTCTGTTGCAACCTGATTCTTGACCTGTGTAGTTGTCAATCCTGCTCCAGTTCCTCCATTTCCGCTTTGGAGTGATGAAATCTGCTGCTGAATCTTCTGAATGGTTCCAACCTCTTTGTCCTCGCGAAGGGTTATATCGTAGGTTGGAATTTTGCCATCTTCTTCCTTGATCGTGAGCTGGTCGATAGAGATGATTCCTTCGATATTGAGGTCTGTATCATTGAAGTTCATCAGGTCGCCGGCCTTAAGCGTATCGTGGATGCTCTTGATAACTCCGGTTTCGTCAGCCTGCGCCAGATCGTGCTGTCTTGCCATGAAAAGCTCATCAACCTTAGGCTGATAGATATATCTTGTGTAGTCATTCTTATCAAGGAGCGCAATGGCGTACTTAAGGAGCTTCAGTGATGCGGCATTTACATACGAATCAGGAAGAGTGATGCCGGTAAGAACGAAATGGTCGCCACTCTTGATCGGGTAGTCCTTGTATGGGAACCACAGCTCAAGAGCATCATCCTTGCTCCTCTCAATAGTAAGTCTCCATCTACCATCAACCTTGGTTGAGGATGCCACTTTGAATGTTCGTCCGCCGCACATACCATCCTTCATAGAGATAGAGAAGTCATCATCCTTAAGGTCGTTGATGTCGAAATCGATAGCCTTATTGAGGTGTATGTCAATATTCTTTACTATTTCGTTGTCGCCAAACCTTCCGTCGTCATCAGGAGCGACACCTTCGTCAATCTCATCAACACGCACACCACCGATTTCCATTTCCTCGATAGTAGGGTAGATTTCAATAACTCCATTCGTCTTATCATCAGTATCAAAGAACTGCGATGCCGAACGGAGTCCAATCTCCTCTATATTGAGAGAATCGATGTATGGCCTATATGGATCAGTAGAGAATTTATGCATTTTCCCGGTTGGATTCACATACTTCTTTTCCTGTTCGGTAAGAGAGTCGTAGAAATCACTCAGAGATACGTGAGGAAATCCTGGCAGCATAAGCCTGTTTACCGCCATATTGTTCGGAAGATTCTCCGCATACTCCTTCATCGATGAAGGAACCACCTTCTTGTTGAGACCGGACGTGATATACATCTTCGTGTTTCCGGCATTGACCTGAGCGATGAATGCGTCGAGTTTCTCCTTTGATTCCTCGTCTCCGCTATCTACCTGTCCTCCCTTTAACTCGGAGTAGAACCTGCATTTGCCAGAGCTGCCAGACTGTGTTACATAACCGGTAATTGTAGTCTGAAAATCGAACGTTACCTGAAGAACCCATCCGTTAGACTGCTCCTGAGATTCGCCGGAAACGACGTATTTTCTCTTATTCTTGAAATACGTCTCTATATAATCGATGTCCAATTCGAGTTCAACATTCGTGCTTGCCCCGATGACTTTTGTAATATTCGCAACGTACTTGACACCAAGGTCCGCATAGTAATGAGAAGGAAGATTCTTTTCGGAACCGTAAGCCCTCAGTCTTGTAATGACGCTCTGTTCAGAATCAGCGTTCTGCACAATCTCGTAGAGTCCCTTGCCGAGACCATAGGAGAAGATGTGTCCGGCTTCAATTCCTGTAGTACCGACATAGATGTTTCTTCCTCTGACTATGAAGTTTATGTCCCACTTCTCGTTCACAAGCGCAAGGGTCTGCCAACAGGTCTGTGAGTCCACTGTAATAGATATCGATTCGATGACGTTATCTTCGGTTTTCTCTCCATAAACCGACAACCACTCACTTTCGAGGGCTCCACGCTGCACGGATCGTTCCTTGTTTCGGGAGTAAATCCTCCAAAGACCCGCACCAATCTGCTCGTCGAGGTTCGCCTGGATCCTGTCGAGTAAATCGTCCAAAGTCTGTACGAAGAATGGGAATTTCGGTAGGGAAGTGTAGTGAAGTTCGTTGTCGTTCAATACCACATCGAGGAATTCAGCTCTAGCAAGCTCATCCTGCAATGCGTTGAACTTCACGCTGTCATATACGAAGCCCTCTTCGTATGTGTCGGGTCTGGCCTGCTTATCCTTGCCCGGCTCGTAGTTGAGCTCAAACCGCTCGCCACGATAGACAATATAGTCGCCTATCTGAAAGTTGATAGGCACTTCATGCTTGAAATTGATAGTCACGAAGCACTCACCCATCCAAGAATCGGAGTATTCCAATCCATGAACGGTTATCTGCTCTCCGTTAACGTCTGTCAGCTTCGAGCCATCCTTATGATAAATATTCCAAGTACTCATGTGTCTGTGTTATCCTAAATTTGAAATCCTGCCCTGCGCATCCATAATTGGCTTGATGTCAGTAACAGGGTCGTTAAACTTGAATGTAATAGAGAGGACAAGCAAATCCTCGCTGCCCGGATATCTGTATAGGTCCGGATCAATGCTCTTCAGTCTCACATGCTGCCTTCCTATCTTGTTGAAGCCGCAGTACATTTTCATCATGCCAGACTTACGGAGATAGTCGATGAAAGCCTTACACTTCTCGTTTGCGCCGAAGGCATTACCCTTAAACAGGAACTTGACCTTGTTCTCGTATGCTGCCATATAGAGGCCATCCTTGCCAATATACTCGTCATCACCATGCTCATCGTGCCATTCCCTCTTTATTGGTTCCTTGACGGCATCGCAAGGCTTGAACGGACTCTCGCTAACGTACATACCGAAGTCGGCGATGGAGTCCTTCACCTCGTTCCCATCGCCTTCCTTCTGCATGTATATCCTGAAATAATCTTTCATACCTAAAATCAACTATTTGTAATTGCAAATATACAAAATAATACATAAATATGCAAGTAATATGCGTATAAATATGCGTTAATTGAACTTAAAGTCGTGTCTATCCCTGATATTGACTGGTCCGGTCGCTTTCACGACTGTTCCTCCGTATTGGTAGACGAAGCACTTTGCGGTATCTTCGCATTCAACATGAAGCTCTGCACCATCTAACAGATTGATAAACACCCTGGAGAATCCCTTAACCTTCAGGTAAAGTGAAGAATTGTGCCTTACGTATATCTCTCCACTGTCCATCCAGTCATAGTTGATGTTTGCTACACACTCTCCATTGAGGATGACAATCTTTGGGTTTTGCAGGTCAACGTTCTCGTCAACATACACACCATGATCATGAATGACATCACCAAAGTACTTCTTCATATCCTTGGTTGAAGGCCAGTTCTTTCCGATACAGAAGTCAATACCCTTAACAAACTTCTCGACCATCTCATGCTTGGATGAGTTGTCGTGCCACTCGGCGGTCCACTGAGCGCAAAGACCCAGTGAAACCGCCTCGTTCTTCATTCTGTCTGATAAATTTCTTTTTTCAAACATAATTATTTCATTTTTAAAGATTTCGTACCATTGATAACTCTGTTGAAGTTATCGTTATACTCAATGAAAATTTTCTCGATTCTCTCTGCTGCATCTGCATTGCGCAAGGTATTCCGAGCAATAAGGTTAAGCTGAGTCAACTGAGACTTTGCAATCTCGCTCATCTCTGGAAGGAATTTACCCTGCATTTCCCTAATTACAGAGACATCAAGTCTAACCGCGTTAAGATAGGATGCGAGAAGGCCGATTTCTTCCTCATTAATGCCCTTAATCGAATTGGTCATAGAGGAACTTCCGTTTTCTCTCAAATCAAGTCCCTTTTCCTTTAGAGCATCGAAGATACCGGTTAACTGAGGAACTACATTTTCGCCAACTTGGTAGAGCTTGTCTGCGAAATCATTCATGTCAGTCTCATCAAGTTTACCCTTTTCATCAAGGATTCCCGTAAGCCATTCGAGAGGTTTTTCAAGTGCTTTCTCCATGATTTTCTGAGATACAATATTCTTCGTAACTTCGCGAACCATTTCCTTGACCTTATTCTTGTAAGCCTCAACCGCATCTTCCCCCTTAGTCCATGCGCTCACAACAGTATCAGTCAGCTGATTTCCCCAGCTCTTCATATCGATAGAGTAAACGTCTTTCAGGAAGTCCTGAGCGAATGTCTTAATCTGCAACTGCATCTCCTTGATTTGCTGATCGTAGTCGGCAATCTTATCCTTGTCCGTCTTTTTCTTATCCTCCTCAGCTTGTCTCTGCTTTCTCAACTCGTCTTCCTGAGCGTGGAGTAGGGCGAGCTGATCTGCGTATGCGGAAGGATTCGTCTCTGTCTTCATCACAGCATCATAGGTCTCCTTGCTGTAGTGACTCAAGTTCTTGCCACCGAAGAAAGTCTTGCCCGTATCAGTCTTGGAATAAGCCTCCCAAGCCTTATAGTCATTCTTTACATCGTTGAGCTTTTTAGTTGTATCAGAAGACCTTTCGTAAGAATAGATTCCTCCAAGGGTCTTCTCAATGACAGAACTAATATTACTAGATAAGTTCTTTAACTCATTCAGCTGTCTCTCTGCGAGCTTTATCTGTCTGTCGAGCTTGGCATCATGAGCCTTTGCAAACGCCTTGATAGGTGAGGTAAATATGCCGGTGACACCGGCAAGGATTCCACCAACGTTGCCGGACTCTGCGCTTGTTACCACCTTTGACAGTGAACTTGACATGCCGGAGAATGTCTCGAAGAAGGCAGAAGCGTCCTGCCATCCGTCAGACTCGGTATCAACGCCGAGAAGAGAAGCTGTTTCCTTGATGTCATTGAACGCTTCGAACATTCCCTGTACATTCTGGTCGATAATGCTTACTACGTTAGCAAACTTATCAAGAGATTCTTTCGCCTTTGTTCCATCCTTAAACAGAATCTCAGCAGCCTTCATCATAGCCTTTCCACTGGCAATCATACTATCACCGCGCTTGACGAAGTTTTCGTCTCCCATTTTGAGACCAAGTTCACGAACCTTCTTGCCTTCAGCAATTTTACTTGCTGCGAGGGTCATCTGCTCGCTGGCATCAGAAATCTTCTGCTCAGCCATTCCCTTTAGACCTCCATTGAGAAAAGTCTTCTTTGGACTCGTCAGCTTCGACAACTGCTCATCAAGCTGCTTGATTTCCTTGGCATACTCTCTCGCATCGATAGCTCCGTTTTGTAGAGCCTCGTTGATATTCTGCCTTATTCTTGCTCCGATAGCCTGAGCCTTATCCATACCGAGAGAGACGATGGCTCCGTAGAAGTTGAGATAATCAGAAGAGTTCTTGAACTTGTCAAGTTTAACCTGACCAATCTCCTTGTCTCTCTGAATCTCATATCTCGCCTTGATACCAGGATCATTCGTCTTGCTGATAAGTTCGTTGTATCTTTCCCTTATCTTCAAGATTTTATCCTCATAATCTTCTGTCTTCTCGATAATGTCGGCGGCATCCTGTAACGACTTGACGTAATTACCACGGAGGAGTTCTGTAATCTTCTTCCACTCTTCGTACTGATTTGGGAGCTTAAGCTTTGCTTTAGCTTCACCATCCGTCATTCCGAGAGAGTTCTGAAGGTTAAATACTTCATGGTAGTGAGCGTAATACTCGTCCATAAGAGATTTGGTTTTATCATCCATCTGGAATGCGTCAACCCATGCGGACTCAGCAAAGAACTTGCTGCCTGTCTTTTCGAGAAGACTCTTGTACAAATCCCAACGTTCTGACAGCTTGTTCATGGACTCATTGAAGTCAGCTGCCTTTCTCTCGTACTCCTTCTTGTCCTTCTCGTCGAAGAGCCACTCTGCAACCTCGCGATAGATAGAAGTCTGGAACTTCTTTCTCTCGGTGGTGTTTATACGGAATCCTTTAAGGAGAGAATGAACAGCCTTCTGATAATCGTCAAGATTAAGACCGGTAACCTCTGGGAAGAGATTGTAAGTCTTCTTCTTTGCCTCTTCATCAGACATTATGCTCTTGTACTTCTGGTACATCTGCCTTGCTGACTTCAGGCTGCTGAGGCGTTCCTGTAAACGCTTGAGCTCTATATCTTCTTTGCGACCTGAATTCCTGTTTCTTCCTTTCGGAATCTTATTGGACTTTTTGTCTTGCGGATAGAATTTATAGCCGAGACCTTCCCATGCCGCCTGATTCAAGCTATTGTAGCTTTCCCAAGCCTCATCTCGAAGTGCCTTAGATATCTTGCCGCGTTTGAACTTGTTCTCGCGGTTCTTATACTCGTTGTACCTGTTCTGCAACTCTGTTTGCAGGTTATTATCCGTATTGTAGTCGGAAGTTTCGTCAAGATAAGAATCGAGCATAGTCGCCTGTGCTTCTACCCTCGCTTTACTCTTTCCTGTCTTTGATAAATTTCTGCGGACTCTTTGCTGCATAGGCGTCTTTGGTTTCTCGACCTTGCCGCCACCTGCTTTCTTTGGTTGTTTTGCACCAGCCTCCTGATAGAAGATAGACTTCAAGTACTCACGAATCTGAGGAACATTCACCTTGCACGCATCGAGCATTCTTTCTATCATGCTCGCAAAGCGTGAAGAATTCCTGTTGCACCACTTCGAGAAATCTACACCGAACAGGTTGAATGACTTCTTAAGGAAGTTAATGATTCTAGGAATATTCTTCTTAGCGATTTCATTTATCTGATCACTAACCTTGTTTGCCCTTATTCCTATTTTGTAAATGCTATTTGCAATATCATTGCTTCCGTTACTTGACTTCAAAACGAAAGAATCCCAATTTGCGCCTCCTCTTTCTGCAAGAATACGAATCTTCTCATCGAGAGACATGGCTCTTTCCTCTGGCTTCAGGAACTGATTAGCAACGCTATCCATTCTCGACTTTGTATCTTCGTCAAGTCCAGATAAAAGCGTCTGATACTTGATAACCGCCTCGTTGAGGTCTTCGACAGCATCCTCGATCGTGTCTGCAAAAGGATTACCGGAACCCCAACCACCTGAAGCTCCAAGTGCTCCAGCAACAACATCCGAGTCGTTTGCTTCCTGCTGTGAGTTGTCACGAGCGGCAACTATTCCCTTATTGAGAATATCATACTGCTCGTTAAGATTCTTCGCCCTTGTAATCTGATCTTCTATTGTCTGTGTGTAATCTCCGCTGTTTCGAAGAAGCTCTTTCATTGAGTTTACTCGCTGTTGCAAGTCCGCGCTGTTTGCCGGCTTCTCATTTGCGAGCTCATCCTCGTAGTTTTTCTTCTTGTTGTATGCAGAATCCCTGAACCCCTTCGCATTCTCAGAAATTCTATCCATATCACTGCTGTAGCTGGAGAATGTCTGAACAGCTAGACCGATTGCAAGTCCCCACCAGCCGCCAAGCATCGTAAAGAGAGACTTAATTCCTCCACCTATCTTAGAGATACCCATATTCATTACGGCGGCAAATCGTGTTCCTCCGAGTATAATCTGCTCCTGTCTTGCTGTAATTTGCCCCATTACGGCAAGCTGTCTGATAAGTTCTTTTGTAACAAGACCTTCCTTGACAGCTTTCTGCATCTGAAGAACAGACATCTTCCCTTCAAGTGCAAGACGAGACATAGCATTCGCCCTTGAAGCGGTATCAGACAGCAAGTATGCCCTTGCCTGTACATTCTGCAACGCCTTCTGTTGAGTAATCTTACCTTCTGTGACAAGTTGCTGCTGTTCGATAGCGTAAGTCCTCAGCTGAGCGTTCATCTGCTGAGTGTAGTTCTTGTTTATTGAACCTAACCCGATCTTACCGGAAGCCATCAGTCCGAGTTTCCTTGCAGCAAATATAGCTCCGAAAGAAAGCATAGCAGGGGATAGTTTATCAAGAGCTAATACTAAGTCTGTTACTCGGTTGATAATAAACGAGAACGTACCGCCTATGACATTCTTTCCTTCTGCAAATTTACCGAGCATAATATCCCACGCGTCGATAAGCTTATTCCAGCGACCAAGCAGTGTTTCGGACAACACGAGCTGCATATTGTAGAACTGGCCACCCTCATCAGTCATTTTCCACAGTACCTTCTGAACATCCTCGAAGCTTACCTGCCTTCCAGATATCATCTTCTTAACGTCCGCCTGGGTATAGTTCTTGCGGCCATTCTTTCCTTCTGAGTTGTAAAGTTCGGTTATCTTCTGCAAGAGTGGAAGTCCGGCGTAAGCAAACTGGCGCAACTCCTTACCATCGAGCCAAGAACGAGCCTTTACCTGGCCAAATGCAAGACCCAATCGACCGAAGTCTACGCCAAGACCAGATGCTATATCCGCAAGTCGCTTTGTGGTATCATACAAGTCATTCGCCTCAACTCCGAATGCTGCCAACTGCTTGACATCTCGATTCAGTTCTCCAAATTTAAATGGAGACTGCAACGCAAGCTGCTGTGTCTGAGCGAACAGCTCGTCAGCCTTCTGTACATCACCAAGTATGGAGCGTAACGCAACATGCTGCTGAACAATCTCACCACCGGTCTGTACGATTGAATTAAAGAATTGCTGCGCTCCAAAGACAATGCCTCCCTGTAAGAAGAGAGACTTGATGTCTCCGACTATGGATTGCATCTTCTTCGCTTCAGCGTTTGCTCCGGCGAATGCTGCTGCAAGGTCGTTTCGTGCCTTTGCAGCCGTTCTCGTTATCTCTTCTTGATGTTTTCGCTCAAGGTTTATCGCTTCCTGTTTTTGATCAATTACAGTTCGCATACTGTTTATCAGTGGAGTATATTCGCTTGTTCCTCTGCCTATAGAGAATAAATCTTTGATAGAATAACTACCAAGATTATTCATCGCACTGCGCAATGTATTAAGCTCTTGCGTAATTTGCGAGAATGCCTGTTGAAGTTGCATTAACTCTTGCGTACTTAATACATTCTTTCCACTTCCAAATAAACCTTGGATCTGTTGTCTTTGTGCTTCGAGTTCCTTAACTCTATCACGTACAAGGGATTCTGCCTGTTTTCTAGATATTGAAATTGCTTCTCTTCTAGCCTGGTTAGTTCGCTCCGTCGCTTCTCTTAGCCTATTTTCGGCAGCAATCATTTCTTCATTACGGCGTACGATAGCATTTCGCAACTCAGCGAGTTCTCTTTCCCTGACAGCTAACTCCTGTGCAGCCTGCGCTTCATTTTTCATCGCAACAAAGGTACCGTGCTCGGTTGACTGTCTGTCTCGCTCCAAAATCGCGGATTTCAGTTGCTGCATTTCCCTGTAACGCTCATTAAGTTCCTGCGCCTGTTTCGATTCGTTAACAAGCGTCACGAAAGCACCTTGAGCTTCCATTTCCTTGTCGCGTCTTAAGATATCTTCTTTTAACTTGGCAAGTTCATTGTATCTATTTGTTAAATCAAGTGCAGCCTGCGCTTCATTTTTCATCGCAACAAAGGTACCGTGCTCGGATTGTTCCTTGTCTCTACGAAGAATGTCTGCTTTTAGTTCCGATAACTCCTTCAGTCTTTTGCTGAGATTTGCAGTTTCCTGAGCCTGAATGCCCATTTGGGCCGCTATATTTTTAAAATCCTCAGCGATTTCTTTGCTATTCTCTCTATTAAAGTTCTTAAATAACTTCTCAGCAGACTTTCTTCCGGACTCAGTTTTTAGATCCAACTCCGAAAGTGCTTCTGAAATTTCTTTCAGTTTTGACCTAACATTGCTGTCTTTAATGTTTAAGTCAAACCACAAGTCACCTAAATTTCCACCTGCCATATCCTGAATATTTTTAAATTAGAGTTTATTGTTTAAGTAATCAGCAAGACTTATCTTCTTGCCAACGAGACTTCCCTCATTCTTCTTTTTCTCCATCCACCTGTCGTATAGGTCATCCATCTCCTTCTTTGTGTGCTTCTTCGGACCGCCTTCCTTCTTGGTCTTCGGATAGACGACAAGAGGCTGGTCTGCTACCATGAGGTCAATCTGCGCCGATGAATAGCCCCACCAGTAGTCGTAGGCCGCGATGAAGTACTTACGCTGAAAGAGAAAACCGAACTTCTCCGCTAGTGAGAAGGCTGCTCCCCAGCTGGTTCTGCTTGGATAGCTTTTGCTTCGCTCCTCGTCATCGTCATCATCACGTCCGTCATCCCGGTCGCTAATATGGTAGCCAGTGAGAATGCGTTCGATGGAATTTTTTTTTTAGAAACATCGAGAACTCTCAGAACCTCGGCCACATCCACATCCTTGATGTAGTAGAGCCAGCGCCAGTAGATCCAATACAGGAATCGTATCTTCCAGATGTTGTTGAGGAGAATGCAGACACAAATCTTGACGTTGCGCTTCCATTCGTTCTTCTCCTTTGCCCGGATATGGGAACACCTGCTCATGGTTCCCTTGCGAAGCCAGCCAAGCTTGTGCTTCTTTCCACGGAACACGAACTCGGTAGGCTCGTCGTGCAGTACGCTGTCGAGCAACTCCTGTAAGTCCACCGAAGGCTGCTCAATTTTCTTTTCTTCTGCCATGATTGTATGCTATTAAATGAAGAAGGGCGGCACGGCTGTTGATTAGCCTGCCGCCCAACGGTTTGTTATCCTGAATCTAATTACCTAAAGAAGCCTTTTCTCTTGATTAACCACCAATGCCTGGTTCACCTGCACCTGGAGCCTTAGTAAGCCAAGCGATGCTGCGCTTACCTGCACCCTCGATAGAACCTGAGAACTTAAACGCAACTGGCTCAGTACCGGAGTTATCCCACTGCAAGGTAGCGTAGAGAGCGATGTTGGTAATAACCATAAGGTTCTCCTTCTCGTCGTCAACAATAACGATAGTACCCTTGATCTTGAACTTCTTAGGCTCAACAGCGATACCTGTAAAGCCGGTAGTAGCGTCGAGGGTAGCGTCACCTGTACCCTTCAGGGTAACCTTGGTCAGCTCGGTGATAGCATCCTCACCGAACATAATTGTCAGCAAGTCCTTTGCCTTTGAAGGAACAACGAACTCTACATTGAAGTCGCCGAGCTCTGCTGTAGTTGCCCAGTCGCCTGCAAGACCGATAACCTTGTAGTGATTGATGGTTGGGTCATCCATAGTCGCCTTCAGCGAGTCAACGGTAACCGGAAGCTCGACCTCTGGGGTGATGTCAACTGTAGCCTTGCTCAAATCGGTAATAGCCTTTGAGTAGAGCAGAGTTTTAGGACCATTGAAAATGTCCTTCATCTTGTCAATAGTTGTCATAGCCATAATCTAAAATATTTTAAATTGTTATACCTGAATCTTATTTAGTACGTAACCTTCCCTGTATGATTGTCACGGAAAAACCTGTGCCGTCGTCGGACTGAATAGCGATGTTCGGCCTGGTAACGATGATGTTGTCTGTGGAAATCGGGAATCTTTCGAGGACCGCCTTGACTTTCTTATCCATTTCCGAAGGACTGAAACCGTTCGGATTCGCCGAGGAGGCCTTATCTCTTACATACACCTCTATCTGGATAGTGGTAGTATAGTAGTTGTAGGAGCCATCGTAGTTCATCTCGTTGTTCCTGATTGTGTACGGAGCACTTACGACGATGTAGCTACCTATTTTGGTATCCACAGCCTTAGGACGATTCCTGGGGTACACCTTGTCGCATATACCCTTTACGGCGTTTCCTAAGTCGAAATATATCTGCTTGATATCTACCATAGCTTACAGTTTGTTAAAAGTTGAACTATTGGCGTACACTACGCAGGCATCGAACATATCTGGAAGAGACTCGTATGTGTTGTAAACTGTCTCGAAAATGCGGTTCTCCTTATCGAATACTGCATATTCAACAGGACATATCGCAACGAGTGCCCAGTCTTTCCCGGAAGATTTCACCTTTCCGATACGTCCGTAGATAAGGTTTGGACCCCACTGGTGACCGCCACCGACTGAACCGGTGTAGCCTTTGTTCTCTCCTCCGTCGTAGTAGAACGGGAGATTGTATTTCTCTCCTTCTGCCAGGGTAACTCTCGTTGGTGCTTTTTCACCCTTCGAGGCGCGCACCATATAAATGAGCTTCCCTTTGTAATACACTGCTGCATAGAACGAAGTATATGCGTTACCGGTGATATTGTAGAACGTCCTGTTCTCTTTGAAATAGTTGACTGTTCTGTGAGCAAGTTCCTGCATAATCGCAAGCATCTTGTCATACGCCAGCTTTTCGACCCTTGGCTTAATCTGATGCTCGAACTGCGCTCCAAGAGACAGACGCTTTCCGCTAAAGTATTTTGCCATAACCTAAACCCTAGTGAGATTCCAGTAAACGACAGTCCTGTTATTATCCGGCTCGCAGTCCTTGACCATACCTACCTCGGTATTGTTACCGACAGTGGAGTAGATGGTGTCGCCGTCAAGAGGACATTTACCAGCATCCCATTCGTCATATCTGACAGGAATCGATGCCTTCCTCTTGTTCTGGTCGACGTTCTTGTCTCCCTCTGTTGTGGTATCGGTGTAGCTGCGGCCTTCGCCATAGTAGAGAATGATTTCCTTGTCCTCACCAACTGGAGCATCATCATCGGCAAACGGGTCATCAGGGTCGGCTTTTCCGACGACCTTCCTCACGATCTTGATGATGTGAGGGTATCTTGGGTTTCTGATGTTTTCCTTTTCCATACGCCTTATTTGATGATGTGAGGGAGAGGTTCTCCCCAAGGAGAATAATTCGCCCTCTTTACTCCGTGGGAGGTCACCCGGAAGGTGGACTTCTTCTTGAGCATAGAATCAGGCTCCAGCTCCGCATATATAGCGTTAGCCTCTGCCTTCATCTCGCTCCTGTCGTTGTCCGACATATCGTAGCCACCTCCCGAATGAGTCCATCCGTTATCGGAATCGGAGGTGTTATTCACCTTGCTCGGACCAAGAACAAACCATTTCAGCATGTCGGCATAGGCAAGTCTTACCTTGTCCTTGTCGCAGGCATTCAGGTCTGTGCCGTCTTCAAGATCCCTGTCGTGCATGATACCCAGCAGAGCCTTCATCGGCATCTCGAACTTCACCTTATTAATAAGGTAGTCGTTCACAGTGTAAATGTTCATCTCCGAATCCATAGTCATACAATCTAGTTACGTTAATAGTTCCAAGACCGAAATTAATCAGTCTTGGTAATGTCCATAATGCAATGGTCTGGGAAGTCGATGAGAGCTGGGCAAGCAGAGAACATGATGTCTGTATGCCACTCCATGTACTTACCGTTAGGAACTACTGAGTTCATGAGCAGACCGAGACCATCGTTGGTTGTACCGAACAGGGTAGAGATAGCCTTGTTACCAGCATACTCAATCAACTTACGATCGAGACTGTCTGTGCGCTCGAACTCACAGGCATCACCGGCAGGACGGAGAACAACGATGTTGTCAGACCAACCCTGCTTGTACTCATCGGTTGTATGAGTAAGGTTACGTTCCTTCTCGGTAACAATCTCGATAGGAGATACTCCCTCGAAGTCAACGAATGCCTGGATGAACTGCTCTTTGCTGATAGGCATTGTCTTGGTAGAGGCAATGTAGTTCAGCTGACGGTAATTGGTAACGAGTTCGCGGACCTCTGCGTTCTTCAAGAATACATTATAGAATGTATTGCGAGTCATCTGCCAGACCAAAGCGCCATCGAAACCACCGCGGGTCTCGCGATACTTGGCTTCCTTCTCCTTCATGTAGGTAAGGATGGTAGCAGAAGGGTCAGCCCACTTCTTAGCACCGCCATTGATGAAGTTGTCACCGTATTCGATAGGGTCGATAGCCTTGTGCAATGGGGTAGAGATACCACGACCAATACCAGAGTAATCGATCTTACCGGTAGACATCAACTGAGCGGTCATAAAGTTCATTGTTGCATCAACTGAGTCGATACGGGTCTGAACCTCGTCACTCCAGTCTGCCAAGATATCGGCGTCGTTACCGAACTCCTCAAACTGCTTGATGCGTGCATAACGCTCAACTGCGGTCTCAACATAACCAGGAGTGATGAAGTCAGGGATAGAAGCGGTGTACCACTTATGTCCGTTCTTGTCCATCTGATTAGAATCGCCGAGAGGAGCACGGAGGTCAGCCATAGGAGCTGCCTTCAGCTTGCGAGCCTTTACGTTGAATGTTGCCAAGCCATAGTTGTCGGTAGTTGTCAGGAACGAAGCGTTGTGTCCCTGTGTCTTGTACCAACCGTAGTTAGTGAAGAAGATTTCCTTTTTATCAAGGAAACTCTGCAAATATGCCGTGTTCTCCTGAGAACCGAAGAACTTGGCAAGTCGCGAATTATTAAAATCAAATTTTGCCATAATCCTGAATCAATCTTTAAGGTTAATAATTAGAGATGGAACCATCCGTTAACGCGACTCTTGTTGAGAGCCTTGATTGCAGGAGGGATTGGAGACATCCTGTCGATGTACATAACGGTGTCGTCGTTAGCAAGGAATGGGGTAAGCATATAGCGAGCACCATCCTCGAAATCGTTACCTGGAGTGAACAGGAAGTCGTAGTCGCACTGAGCATAACCGTTAGGGTTGGTTACCATAGGCTTCTGGGCGTCGCCAGCAGCTGCTGCCTCAACGAGTACCGCATCCTTTGCTACAACACCGAGTGTTGCTGACAAAGTAAGCTTCCATACGTCTGCGCCTGCCTCGGTTGTCTTCTCAACACCTGTAACCGTAACTGCTGTGCCTGTGTCATCGAGAGCGTCAGGAGCCACCATGATATTGTCTCCAATGAACGGAATATGCTTATAGCCATCACGTACAATAAGGAGAGTTGTGTCAGTAGCACCGGTCTTCTTTGCGCACTGATAAGACTTAAGAATCTTAACAGTTGCGCCTGCGTTGCCATAGATGCCAGGATCATACTCCAGGAAGTCACCGGCGTAAATCTTTGCAGGACCCTTGAAAGGGTTGAGCAACTTACCACCAGTTGTAGGAGTACGGAAAGCATCCTTTGCGGCGCCAATCAACTTGACGAATACATAGCGGATACCGCCGATTTCGCCACGAGCCTGGATGAGGGAACGACCTGGCAAGAAGCCGCTACCATTCATCCTTTCACTGTAATAAGGAGAAACTGTTCCCATAATCAATAAATAAATTTGTTATCCTGAATACTAATTTTTATTCGTCCTTAGGCTTGTGTCGAGATCTGATAGTTGCAACATCATCGAACTCGTGTTCATCTACGGTTCCGGTTCCTCCGGCTCCGCCACCTCCGCTTCGAGGCTTGGTGTCTGGATTGATACCCGCTTCCTTGAGGTCAGCATTGTAAAGAACCTCTGCCTTACCGACAAGATCCTTAATGTCTGCTTCACCATCAGGAATCTCAAGCTTATCCAAAGCTGTCTTAACGAAAAACGAATTCAAAGGAATATTGGCTTTCTCAAACTTAGCCTTAAGACCTTCCTTAATGGAGTTCACCAACGCCTTCTTTGCGTCAGCTGCTTCCTTCTGCTCTCGCGCCTCACGCTCCTTCTTGACTTCACCAATGAGCTTCTTTGCCCACTCAGGCATATCCTCTTCGTTAGGAATTTCGTCTTTTTCCGGCTCTTCCTCGTCAAGCTCAGTTTCCTTTGCCTTCAGACGTTCTTTCGCCTTCTTCTTGTATTCCTTAACCTGCTGAGAAACGTCAGAATGGAGATTGCCGTCCATGCGTTTCAAGCGATTTGTAACCTTGGTGACCAACTTGGCGTTTGCAGCTTCGTCTTCACCAAAATCTTCGAGTACATCATCAAGTTCTTCATTGATGGTTTTCTCGCTAATTGTCAACTTGGTACTACCGAGTTCCTTGTTGACTAATGCTAAGAGTTCTTCTCTTGTCATGTTGTTTTTTGATTAAAAATGTTATCCTGAAGCGGTTCTTCCACCTCAAAAAATGTATAAATATACCTTTTGTTTTGCAAATATATGAATTAATATGCAATTATCCAAGAAAAATTGTATATTTTTGCAGTATTAAATGAATATTTATGCAAAAGGAAGTGTTTTCAGGATTAAAATTGGATAACGGAGAGCCTATTTATACTCAAGAGTATATCCAATCGTTAAGAGACGCCGACAAGAAGCATCCCGACAAGCTGAAGATTATAGCTCAGCGTGGCGGTCAGGAGGATATGCTCTCAATCGACGCCGATATAAAGATTTGCGGCGGCAGCCGCGGTGGTAGTAAGAGCTTTAGTTCTCTTATGGAAGTTCTGAAAGATATCAAAAATCCAGACTTCCATGCGACCATACTTCGTAATGAAAAAGATGACTTACAGTCCTTGGTTACAGACTCTTATAAATTGTTCTCCCAATTTGGAACTTACAATAAGTCACAGAACGACATGACCTGGAACTTCGACAACGGAGGATGGCTTAAATTCTCTTACTACGCAGGAGCCTATCAGGATTTCAAGACACGATTCCAGGGACGACAGTATGCATACGTCTGCATCGACGAGGGTACTCAATGCCCATATAAGAAGTTCAAGTACCTCTTGACCAACAACCGAAATGCAGCCCACATCCGAAACCGCTTCTGGATTACCTGTAATCCTGACCCCGAATCCTGGGTACGAAAGTTCATCGATTGGTGGGTTACCGACGAAGGATATATAGATCCGGAAAGGAATGGGGTTATTCGTTACTGCTTCATGGATGGTGATACGCCGGACTCAATCTACTGGGGCGATACAAGAGAAGAGGTATACGAGCAGTGCAAGGGCATTATCGATAGCCTTTGGAAGGATAGCTATGAGGAACTTGGTTATACAAAGCTCGAAATGTTCATCAAGTCGGCAACATTCGTTCGCGCCGACGTATCAGAGAACATCAAGCTTATCTCTACCGATGCTTCATATCTCGCCAACCTTGCCCAGCAGGATGAAGAACAGCGTATGCGAGACCTGGAAGCCAACTGGAACTGGAAAGCTGCCGGCGATGACATGATCAAAATGGAAGACCTTGAAGAAATTTTCGATAACGCCGAACAGACAGGAGATGGAAAGCGAAGAGCTTCTGCCGATGTCGCATTCACCGGCGGCGATAACTTCGTGATGTGGCTTTGGGAAGGATGGCATTGTAAGGACTTGGTTGTGTTGAGGCTGGACCCTAAGACGCTCGTTTCTGTAGTTGAGGCCAAGCTAAGAGAGTGGGGTGTGCAGGAATGCAACTTTACTTACGATATGCAGGGTATAGGTCAGTATTTCAAGGGATTCTTCAAGGATGCCATCCCATTCAACAACCAGGCAGCACCTATCCCTCAGAATCATCAAGAAGAAGCAGGTATCAAATACCTATACAAAGACTTGAAGTCTCAGTGTGCATGGCTATTCTACAAGATGATAAAGGAGAAGCAGATTTCCATCGACTCGTCCCTGCTCGAAAGAAAGTATTCTGGAAACGGATTCGACAAGGTCCCTCTCAGACAGATTCTTCAGAAGGAGCGAAAGATGCTTCGGCGCGACGAGAACAGCGACGATAGGGGATTCAAACTATTGCCTAAGAAGATTGCCAAGAAGTATGTCGGCCACTCGCCTGACTTCTTTGAGTCTTGGTTCTACGTAATGATATTCAGTTTAACAAAAAAGAAACATAAAAAGGTAAAAGGATTATGGAGAATTTAAATTTTAGAGAAATACTCGTAAAGAAACCATTCTACGAGCTTAAGCCTGACGGATATATGAGTCACGGCACTTTCTCCGACAAGGTTGGTGATAGGAATATGCAGAATATGCCTTACGACCCTTGTGTATGGAGAGTAAAAACCCAGTCCGACTTCCTTCGTGAGTACTTCACAAGCGGACACAGAATCTGGGACAAGAATGCGTATCCGGATATAATCAAGGAGAATCCTGATTGGGACCCGGAAGATCCTTCTACCGGCAATCATTATTACTTGCAGCCTATTACAAGATGCGCATTTGCTTTCCAACAGGTTATCGCAACAAAACACACCTTACACCTAACCGGAAACGACATTCAGTTCGAGCTTGCAGACAGCACAGATGAGCTTGAAGAGGAAGAGGAATCCCAGAAGAATCTCAATGTCTTCAAGAAGGGATGGCTTATGCACAATATGGAGATTGCGTTCTTTGAAGCGGTAAGCTCTTACATGATCGTTGCAGAAACCGCCGCAGTCGGCTATATCGACAAAGGAAAGTTCGGAGTTAAGGTTCTGTCATTCAAGAATGGAGACTATCTCTACCCGCATTACGATTCAATAACAGGAGAACTCTCTGTATTCGCCCGTAAGTATTACGACTTGGATGAAGACGGAAACGCTCAGATCGAGTGGGTTGAGGTCTGGGATGATACCTATTATTATAGGTTCAGAAATGATGTTGGTAAAAAGAGCGTAACGAAGAAGGCAGCGAACCTCATTAAGGGATTGTTCGGAATGAACGGATATGCTCTTGTTGAAAAGAAAGGACATCACTTCAATTCAATTCCGGTTGCATACATCAGAAATGATGAGGGACCATGCTGGTCCAATGTTCAGAAGAACATCGAAGATTACGAGGAGGCATTCTCGTATCTTTGCGAGAACAACAAGGCGTACGCTTTCCCTGTATTCTACGTAAAGGGTGATGGTGAGGAGATTACAATTTCGGGCGACGATATGACTGGAGCCGCCAAGGTTATCGCTATGAACAGCAAGGATAACGATGCCGGATTCCTCAATGGAACCGATGCATCAGAAGCTTTTGCGACCCAGCTCAACAAGTCTTATGACCTCATCTATGAGCTGTCATTTACTGTAAAACCTCCAGAGCTGAAGTCAGGTGACCTCCCTGGTGTAGCCATCAAGCTTCTCTATTCTCCTGCATTGGAGGTAGCTATGAATGATTCCCAGAAGTTGCAGCCGTTCCTTGACAAACTGGTTGAAATTGCCAAGTTCGGAATCGGCCACGAAAACAACGCGACGGCTTCTATTGTTGGTCTCGATATCAATGCATGGATTGAGCCTTATACACATCAGAACAAGACGGAACTTCTTACAAATCTTGCAACTGCCGTTCAGAACGGATTCCTATCGAAGCAGACTGCATCGGAGCGTTGTCCTGACTTCCCAAAGAATGCCGAGTGGGAGCGTATCTTACGAGAGAAGAAAGAGGAGGACCAGCAAGACCTTCTTATGGATATTCAGCGTGCGGATAATGAGACAGAGAATGCTATCGAGGAGGAGAGGGCAACGGCGAATATTCAGAATGGAGGCAGCGGAAACGTACGTACTGGTCGTGGCGCTGGCAGACCGAACAAAAGCGGTACAGACTGGGATGAGAACGGCAACTGGCCGGGCCGTAACAACTGGAAGACCGTAAAGAAGTAAGCTTATGGATGAGTTAAAACGTTCTGTCGATTATAGCAGAAAGCGCTTGCAGGCAATCCGAAACTGCGAGGGCCATGTTGCTGATATCCTCTGGAAAACGACACAGAAGGTAATTACCGCAAGTAAGCGATACAGAGGCGCGGGCAGGCTCACAAACGAGTCAGCCCTGCTCTCTTACGCCAAGAATGTTACTGCTGAGGCCGAGGAGAGTATCAACAGCTACATCTCTGCTTACTCCAAGGCTTCATGCAAGATTCTCGGGATTGACAGCGAGAACATCGAATCGTTTCTCGTCAGCGACATCTACGGAAAGACAACATCCGAAAGAAACGCCGTCTATCTCGGAAACTTTGCTGAAGATACTGTAAGGATGATCAAGGCGGGCAATCTTATGGGATATTCTGACCAGCAGCTCCTATCTTCCATCCGAACCGGCTACAAGGACCCATACCACACATCAGTCATCACCAAGGCGAAGAGAAAGGATATCAACATCGATGTTCCTTCTTACGGAAAAGGATATTACAGAAATGCCTATCAGAATATCGTAAGAAACGCTTCTCAAGTGATTGCTTTAGCGTGGGGACAGGCAGAGCAGGAGTATGGGCAGGAGAACAAGGCTATCGGATTCTATGTCAAGAGAGGAAGCGACTTCCCGTGCTTGATTTGTCAAAACGAAGCCGATGCCGGACTCCATTCTTTCAAAGATCCATACCCACCATTCCATGTTTCGTGTCAATGTTTTACGGTATTTGCATTCAAGGATAATAAAAAGAAATGATATGATAAATTCTGAATTAAATTTTACTTTAGAAGAAATTCTCCCGAAGTTCCCTAAAGAATTCCAGGAGAAGATAAAGCACTCTGTAGAGCTGCTGAGAAAGGCGGAGAAGCTTGCACTGGCATACTCGCCTAACGAAGGCTTCTATCTATCGTTCAGTTCAGGCAAGGATAGTCAGTGTCTTTATCACATTGCCAAGATTGCAGGTGTGAAGTTCAAGGCCCACATGGGTCTTACGTCCGTCGATCCACCAGAAGTAATCAAGTTCTGCCGCAAGCACTATCCGGACGTAGATATGATAAAGCCTAAAATCAGTATCTACAATCAGGCTCGAAAGGAAGGTATGCTCCCAACAAGGCTGATAAGATGGTGTTGCAGGGTCTATAAAGAGGGCATCGGCGCGGGCAATGTTGTTCTCATCGGAATCCGTCACGCAGAAAGCAGGCAGCGTTCGGGTAGGAGCGAGGTCGAGATTACCAACCATAAGTACAGCGGCTCTCTTGAAGGCCTTGACGAGTTCCGTGATAAAAGGAACGGTCAGAAGCGTGGCCGTCCAACCCGGTGGGGGCTCCACGAGATTAACATCACCAATGCCAGTGACGAGCGTACCATCGGCTGTATCCGAGGCTACGAATCGCTCCTCATCTCTCCAATCATAGAGTGGACCGATGATGAGGTATGGCTATTCTTGAATACACTCGGTATTAAGCATTGCAAGCTGTACGACGAGGGCTACTATAGGATTGGATGTCTGTGCTGCCCTATGCACAACTATAAGCAGAAACTCGCCGACTGCAAACGATATCCGCATATCTACAATAGCTGGATTAAAGCCATCAAGGATATCCAAGCTAGCGGAAGGATGATAGACGAAGGATTGTCGCCGGAAGAGGTGTTCGGCTATTGGATATACGGCAAGTCTATCAATGTATGGAGAGAACACCGCAGGCAGCAAACGTTGAACTTTTAAATATCAAGATTATGATTGAAGAAACAAAAGGATACACGTTATCCGTCGATACATACAAGAAAGCGAAGGCACTCAAGATGAAAGACCCTCGCTATTACATCTACGCCAGCCTCCGTGGTTCAGGTATGTCTGTTCGTGACAGCTGGGCCATCGCATTCCAAGGAGAAGGAATAGGTGTGTGGGAGAAATCCTTCCTCGAAAACGAGATGAACTTGCTTGAAGCCCAAGAGTCCGTTCAGAAGAGAATCGCAGAGGTGCAGGGAAAGAAAGTGAAGAACGAGAACGCCGATGAGCTCACCCAGGAGGAACTTATTAAGGCTACCTCGAAGGAAGAGATTCTGAGAAACCTCGTTATCGCTCAGCGCGAGCAGAAGTTTGGCTCTCCAGAGTGGCAAAAGACGACAGCCATGATAGCAGACTATTCTAAGATTAAGCAGGATGAAATTGATACGGAAAACAATGTGGTCCATTACTACATTCCTCTGTCAATGCCTCGATGCTGCGAGGACTGCATTATCTTTAAAAATGGCCAGGCGACATTCCAAAAGAAGAAGAAATAGTTAAATTCGTGTTAAAGTAACTTTGTTTTACTAGAATTTCTGCAAAACCAAGTACCTTTGCAGGCAGATATACGTTCACAGATTCGTTCTGCTGTTCGTAATTCTGTTTAATTGGTTACGAGGGGTGGTGTCTTCACAGATACCACCCCTCACTTTTATATTATGAAAGTAGAAGAAAAATATAAACTCAATCAGGGATACTTCTCTCCGGTGATGAGTTCAAGCGCAATTCGCACCTGATCTTCAAGCATATCGTCATTAAACGTAGGAAGAACGCCGTATGATGGCAGTTTCTTCGTCTCTGCGGCCTCCAAAATAAACTGGAGTGCCTGTACCAGGGAAGTATGGTCTTGAACGACCTCAAGCAACTTATCGCTCATCCTTGCCTCCTTCCTTCTTAATCTGCTCTGCCATCTCAAGAATAGTCTCGGCGTGCTTATCTCGGTCGATGACTTCCTGCACGGCCTCATCGCTTTCCTTGCGAAGCTGCTCTTCAGTCTTGCCCTTGTCGGCAGCAGCATTCAGTCTCGCAGACTCACGGGCAAGGTATTCGTCACGAAGCTTCAACTTACCTGCCGTGTATTCTGCATCGCCAGGCAACGATGTATCCGCATACATAAGCTGGGCAAATGCTTCGATGATGTTTCCATCATCCTTGGAGAACTCGTAATGGTCTCCTACAGCAATAGGAATACATTCATCGAGTGCAGCGTACATTGATGTACCGATAGAGTACTCGATTCCCCATGTACCGGCAATGTTCGCAATCTTGATGAAAGGCAGCGATCCTCTCTGTAAATGCTTCTTGATCTCAGCAGGGATATCCTCTCTGAGTGAAGCAACCTCCTTCTTCGACAAGCTCTTACTGAACTTCAGCACGGTGAAGTGTCTTGTCTTGATAGTCTTTCCAAATGGTAATGCCATGATAACAATATTTTAAAGTTCAACTTTTATTTCCTTATACTCGAAATCTGTGCAAGATGGATTCTCCTCAGAAGTAAACCTAATCTCATTAGGGTTATTACAAGTTCCATCCTTAAAGAAGAAACAATCCTTGCAAGTGTAATCAGTCTGCTCCATGTTCCAATAATTTTATTTCGTCCTGGATATAAACCACCGCCTTACGCAAGTCCTCGATGCGCTTCTCGGTCTTTGTTTTGTTGCCGTCCACCTTATCCTTGCACAGGAGATACTTGATAGCGTTCCCTGTATTGAAGTCAAGGTGTCTGCAAATATCCAATGGCTCAATACCGCACAAATCTTTCAACCATGCGTAATGTGATGGGTGAGATACCTGCTCTGACTTTCCATTTGCGGTTTCTCCTTCATTTTTCGTTACTATATCGAACTTTTGGCCATACTTCATTATGCTATCTGTATCAAAATAATTAAAAAGCTTATTGTCAAAACTAACAGATGTGTATAACCACATAACACCGTCCTTTCTATCTATACCGAATAGAATAGGGCTATTATCGTGAACACATATCGGGTCAAAATTGCATTTTAAGCAATCATTTCGTGTGATGTAAAATCGCAGACCAACCTTAATATCTTCTTTCTCAATCATAAGCTATTTATTTTTTGTTATTCATCATCATACGAAAAGCTCTGTCGCCCATAAGATCTTGTTGGTTATGAAAAAGGACAATACAGAAATTGCCATGTTCTTTTGTGTGAACCGTATGCAATCCACAATCCTTAATAAAACCATCCTCACCAATGCAAGAATCTAACAACTCGCGAATTGCGCTATTGTAGCTTGGTTGAACTATAATAACGCCACCCGTTTCTCGAAGTTCTTCAAGCTTCTTCCACTGAGCTTCGATATTTCCATCTCCGTAGAACAAATCGTAACCATAAGGTTCAACAATTTCTCTATCAATGCACATTACTATAGGAATCTCAATTACTATAATCGGTTTCATAAGCTATTTCCTTCTATATTAAACCCCAAAACAAAATCAAAGCAGACCATAAACTTTCATTTCTGCTTTCGAAAGTTGCTTAAAGCACTCAAAGTCATAGTCCTTATTTACATAAGCCCTAATTGGAGGTGCAAACTCTTTTTGCTTAACTGCTATTGTATATTCCGATTTGTGTGGAAAAACAGAATTCATATCCTCAATAACCGCACACATAACCATTCCGTTCTCTCGGACATCCGCATTACTTTCTATTTGCTGCTTTAGCTTTCCGACGGAATTATTTAGGAAAAACTCTTTAGGCGCAAAGTAAATGTCACCAAGTTTTAATTTCTCATTTTTATCCATAAGCTATTCCTCCTTATCTTTTAGTTCAACGAAATCACCAATACCCAGACGAGCCTTGTTGATGCAAGACGCAATCCAACCCATCAAGTAGGCAGAAGGCTCTCCGCCGTGTTCCAAGTCAGTATATTCCTCGATGGCATCGCAGACGTGAGAAGCTTCGTGGCAGCAATAGTTCATCGACATAACCTTCTGACACGGAAACGATACAAGAACGCCGCGCCTTCTGTCGCTCTTTCTGACAGCATCGGAATACGTAACGCCGCCGTAATCAATATCGGGAGCCTTGCACTTGTCAAAACATGAATCTATCAGCTCTTTCAAGTCTTTACCGATGTGTACCCAAAGTTTCAAAGGGTAGATTCCGGTTTCGTATTCGTAATATCCTTTCTTCTTCATACCTCATCGTTTTTATGTTTTTCCCACCCTGCTTTTGAAAAGGCATACCAAGTATCACAAATATCTAGAGCAAGAACGTCTCCTTGATTAATACATAAATCGCTTTTAATACCTTCAACATGAACATACATAACTGCTAAAGCATCATAAGGATTACTACGACCTTCTGTAAGCGGATTTTTAAATAACTTGGTCTTGTATACACTAGTAACAATAGGCACTTGAAGAACATCTGAAATATTCTCTGTGCTAATCTCTATCGACTTCTTAAACTTCTTCATATTCTCAACTATTTTTGTTTTGATACAATCTCGATGGCAGACAACAATGTCTTTTCGCTGATACCTTTTCCACTACCAACACCATCTTTCTCTATTCTTTCAAGAGATTTCTCAATAGAGCAAAAATCATCCTGAGAATTACTTATAAATCCATCAAGTTCTTCACTTACAGTACTGATACAATCGTTGTTTTTTTTAACAATAGCTTCAAGACGACCGAAACACTTGTCGATATAATCCTTCAACCTTTCTTCATGCTCTATGATAGTTGCAGAGTTTGAGATTTTTGCATGCGCCCAGTTTTCTTCTACAGATACATAATAATCACCTTTTATATCATCGTGAATCTTGGAAGACACAACCCTTAGACACACGAAATCGTCTCCATCCATTACAGCATATACACCTTCTCCTGATGGGTATAGTTCGGCTTTCGCCTTATCATCCCTACTCGCTCCTTGTTTGTAAGCGACCTTTCCTAAAATATTAACTCTAATCTCCATATCTCAACTATTTATTATGTAATCTACCAATATGCCACTTTGAACAAACCTTGCATAAGTAAGGATGCCAGCCGAGTGCCTTCAATCTCGGATTCTGATTCAGAAACTCCCAAGCATCATCCTCAGTCTCGTATGCGACCTTCGCCTTCCATGAATGAACCTTCCTAGTCCAATGCTCCGGGTCAGGCTTGAACGGAGGTACTTTATTAGGATTGTGATGTCTTCTCATATCTGCCATCTAAATTCATTTTGATCCTCGTGCTCCTCAAACTTTTTGCGTATCTGTTCAAACCAGAATACTCGAAAATCGTCATCGGAAGCCTTCCACATCTTCTTCAGCCATTCATAATTAAGGCGTTCAATGGTTTTCCGGATTCTGTCGCCGTAGAGGATTTCGAGCAGAAGTTCGTCTAAGCCTTCACCGCGTTCAACATCAAGGGTGAACTCACCACTGATATTTCCATACCTGTAAGAAGACATTCTATAGCCGGATTCAGCAGCCTTATCTACATACTTCTTAATAGAACCAGATACCTCCTCTTCGTTGGAGTCCGCAGGTAGCAGCCATATTGTTGACTCTGGCGAAACAACAGCAGGAAGCTGACAGTCGCTTATAAAAAACTCAAAATTACGTTCTTCTCCCATAATCTACAAACATTTGAATGAAACACTGTTTAACGTCCTGTTCTCCGGGATCTCCCTCCCGTCTGCCCGGGAATTATGTCCGAAGGCATGTCCCACCGCCCTGCGGCCACCGGTATCGTTAATCATCAGGCTGAATGAAGCTCTCAGGCTGCTTGATATCCTCCTCACCGCGCAATTTATTGTTCACGTCATTGATGAGAAGCTCCTGCTTCAGATCAATCATCTGCGCGCCGTACACCTGATACGTCATTCCGCCCTGTGACCTCTTCTTGAAGAAGCCGTACTTGTCGCTCATATCACGCCCGAACTTCTGAATCGTAGGGATATCCTTCTCCTCGACATCGTTGGCCTTGCAGAACTCGACGAACCTCTCGTACATCTCCTTGGCAAGCATGCACTCCGAAATCTCGCCCCTCGCCTCCCGACTGCACCTCATATCATACGCCCTTATCCAGGCATAGATAGGATTGCTTCCTAGAAGAGAGATGAGTAGCTGCCTCCTGCTTCCCTCAGCTGCCGGGAATCTGTACTTCCTGCTTCTCAGCTCCATTGCGCCACGGAATATCCAGTTGAACACTCCGCTCAGCTCCTCACGGATGATCTTGCTCGCCAGCTCCGGGTCCTGCCTCTCCTTTGGTATGGTCACGTCGAAGCTCACGTACTGCAAGCGCCTGATGAATCCGAGCGAAGCATCGTCTGGGAACGGAAGTTCATTGAGGTTGAAGATGAGGTAGGGGATTGAGTTCCCCTCCAGGATATCCCTGCCGAGCTTTCTCATCGGGACAGGCTCACCGCTCACGAGTCTCTTGAACATTCCGGTGTTCTTTCTTCCGAACTTCTTCGGGTCTGAATCGGAAGACCAGTTGAAGATGGCGTTCCTGATGGGATACCTTCCCCTCATTCCCTCGTCACCGTCGGCAGTGAGGTCGGCGTAGTCCATCTTGCTTATCCTGTCCTTGCCGAATATGTTGCAGGCAACGTCGAAGATGACACTCTTTCCGTTGGCTCCCGTACCGATGAGCAGGAGACACAGCTCAATCTTCGATGACTCCTTCCCCTCGTACGGATTGTATGCAGTACCTCTCTGTATGAGACCGAGGCCGAGGAACATCTGGAGGATCATCCTCGACGTCCTGTCCGGAAGGACCTCCTTGATGAAGTTCATCCACCTGTCACACTTCGCCTTCGGATTATAGTCGTATGGGTGGTAGTATGTGACATGGTACTCGGGAGAGAACGGCATCACGTTCGGATACTTCAGACCGCTGCCGAAGTCAACAACTCCGTTGGCGAATGCAACGATATCGAAGGTAGGTCTCAGTATGTTGTAGCACTCTATCACCTCCATGAACGACTTGTTCATCACCGTGCTGATGCCGAGCATCGGAGCCATGGCCAGGTCGAGGAGCAGCAGCTGGTAAGCCTGCTCAAGGACTATCTTCGGAACAGCTTCATATATCTTACCGTTGAACATGTAGTACGAACCGCCATAGTACTTCACCGGAGCCTTCTTCGCCAGACGTCTCATTGACCTGATGAAATTAGACTTCAGCTTGTTGTACTTCTCAGAGTTCGCCTTACCCCAGTCCTGACAACGGAGCTCTTCAAAGCCGTACTCGTCATGCCTCGAAAGGTCCAGCAGCTGAGCGTGCAATGTGTCTATAGCAATACCATTTTCCATTTATGTACAATAATAATATTAATTTTCCGTTATTGTGTAGGATTACCCCCGATAAACAGGGACTTTCTGACGGATAACACGTGTCAGCCCGTCCTTACAACATGTCGACTATAAAATATCGACAATACAAAGATAAGGAAAATATCCTGAATATACGCTAAAACACTAGTATATAAAGGGTATAAATATACATTTTGGATATACATGAAATGAATATTAGATATACATTTATGGTTTTGCTCACCAATATAGAAGTTAATGTTGTCAAATGTTAAAAATAGGTAGATGAATGAATATGCATAAAGATGCTTTCGATAATAAAAGTAAGTTTATATTACAAGTAGGCTAAAAAACGGAAGAAAAAATTTTTAGATGAGGTGACTACCGCGCTGATTTATGGCTATATAGGGGGTGTGGGGGTCTGTTTTGAAAAGATATAACAAATTATGTTAGTTTACACTATATAAACTAACGTGAAACATCAATTTTACACTTTTTAACATTGTTGGTTTATATTATAAACTAACCTTTGTAACCACTTAAATATCAATCACTTATAACGTATTTTAATTCCATATTTTGCATAAATATCCACCGTGGAACACAAAAGATTATTACATATTACTTGACCCAATAAATCTTTACCATATTTATTCTTGCATAAATATTCGGTGTTTAACATACTAATGGTATTTTAACTAAATTAATAAAATAGTATTACATATATAGTTAAAATTATATATCATTAACTGACACTTTGGCAGTTCTAACTATCTGATTATTAACTAGTTACACGTTTGTAAAGATTAATGTTCGTTAACTTAAAAAGGTTATAAATTTAACAAATACTGACACTATGCGTTTTGTAACGTATTGATTATTAGTTAGTTACATTTTGTCATTTTGGCAGATGAGTTAAAATATTATAACATTAACATAAACTAACAAATACTGCCAAATGCTGGAATTATTACAAGCTTTATAACTAATTGATTATAAGATATTTACAAGATGTTAAATGTATAAATAGGCTATTTTTAAACTGGTTGTTTGGTACGACCTTTGCAGTTATGTAGGTACAAAGGGATTTTCCTTTGCAACCATTTAAATAAATAGACTATGGACAAAGAGACAAAAGGTGCTCAAGGTTACGAGCACACGAGCACAAAGGTAGCTGCATACGTTAGCGAGTGCAAAAAGAGTGCTGTGTTATCACAGAGTTTGGACGTGCTCAATAGCTACAGAAAGAAATTGCTTTCTGAAACTACAGATAGCGAGTTAGTGGCAGCAAAGAAAGAATTAGAGAATGCACGTGCAAAGTACAACAAACTCGCTACAAAGTACGTGCTATCAGATACGGCATATTGCAACCTACAAACAGAGTGTGTACGTACCGCCGTTAGTGAGTTTTCACGCACTCACAATTTGCCTAATTTCTTTGTGTGGTTTGATAATAACGGCAAAGATAAACAAACTAGCATCATAGATAGTTTGCAGCGTCTAGGTAGTAAGTTATCAGATTTGCATCACAAATTTGTAGGCGGTGCAAAGGTAGCTAAGAAAAAGTCTGAGACTATCACGGATTTACAGAAGCAAATTGCAGATTTACAGGCAAAACTAGCAGAAGCGCAAAAGTAAGCAAACTAGATAGGTAGCGAAAAACTACCTATCTTTTCCCCCTACATTTTCCCCACTGACTATCTAGCAGGGTAGCCAGTGGGAAATTTTACTCCAGGTTTTTCAACTTGGAGCGGATCGTCGTATCCTTATTTTTCCCACACGATTTTGGAAACCTTGTCGTGGTGTGTGGGCTTAACTCAAAGAGAGAATTTATTCTCCCTCAGGGAACTAATTGCCAAAATTCAAGAGAAGTATCTCAGTAAATCGAGAGTGCGAGAGGCACACCGAGATGGGAGAGAGTAACGAGTTACTCAGAGACATCCATCCGAGAGATACGCAAAAATTCCTGGCGTGAGCGTCGAATGAGATGAGATGGCACGACGGCGAGGGGATTTGTATCATCTAGCGAGATGAGAGTTTTAGAAAGAAATCATAATTCATATTCTATCCCGTTGGCTGCGGGTTAAGGGATACGAGATATCCTGAAAGGCTGCGTGTCGGATGGCACGTGGAGTGGTTTCCGTTGTAGGGATTTTCCTACACATCATATTCGCCCAGAGTTTTTAAAGTGTGGGCTGGCGAATATAAAACACACTTTCTGGAATCGGTTGCTTGTCATCCGTGCGAGATTTATCTCCTCAGAAATAAACAAGCTGCTGGCAGAAGCATAAAATCTGTAGGGTGTGAGCCACGTAGTTAAGACAATAAAGATAAAACGTGGTGCAAAGATGCACATCCTGGCTAACGGGGCGGTGAGAGATCACCGCTCTACAATTATGAACCATTTAAAATTAGAATTATGAAAGAACAGATTTTGAAGAAGATAGGAAAGACGCTTGTGCGTATTAATGTAACAGACCAGAGTGCAGAGGATGCCTACGATGAACTCGTTAGCAGCAGTCCTCGCCTGTTTGGTATGCTTTCCAGTATCTACAGACTGAATGATGAAGAAGAAAGATTCGCTTGGTCTGTCGGAATTCAGTAGCCTAATCTCCCTACGCTTGTAGGGAACAATAACCAAAATTACAGAATTATGAGTATGATGAGAATTAAATGCCTCGATATGAAAGAGGTAGAGAGTATCATTGCAGATGCTCAGGAGATTTTAAGTCACGTAGAATTCGGGTCTTTGCAGAATGGTGTGCTTACATTATTCTGCGTGTTGTGAGCCTAAAATCCGTAGCCAGTACGATAATTGTCGTGTGTGGCTACGGAACAATTACCAAAAAAAATATAGATATGAAAGCAAGACAGATTATTTATTCAAGTACGATAATTGTGCTTGGATTTATTCAGACTTCGCCAATATTCATTTGCTTGGCAAGTACGATAATTCTCCTGAATGTGCTTGGAATTCTTTACGGAATTCTGCTTGTGTATATTTGGAGCAGTACGAAAAAGGGCAAGTGGTATTTCCGTGAGCTGTGGCGATCCACGCTCCGCTTGGAGAATTTCATCCTGCCTGTAGCTTGACAGATTTGGAAAGTACGAAAATTGTGCTTGGAAAATTTCAGCCTAAAAACTGCTCATTCAATTTGGGCAGTACGATAATATAACCAATTAAATTACAGAATTATGAAACAGAAAATTTTTGTGGCATTATTTGCCGTAGTGTGCCTTGCATTGTTTGTAGTATCAATTACTCTGTATAATTGTCACAGAGCAAACGTGATGCTGAGAAAGACAGTTATCAGCCAGGCGAATGAGATTTCAGAGCTTAACGCCAGTTACACAGCAGAGGGGCCTACAATGTTCGTAGGTCTCAGAAAGTAGCCAAATTCGAGAGGAGTTTCCGCTCCTCTCTTCTATTAACCAAAAAATTAGAGAAATATGGATAGAATATTAAAGCAAGATTTGAGCAAGAATGAGATTGTCGACCTCTTGCGTGGAATGGATGCAGAGGAAGTTGAGGGCAATTTCTCTGTACGTCGTGTCCTGATTGATACACAGGCGTGTGACGTATTCGGCGGAGAACCTGAGGATTCTTATCCTCTCATCCCTGGTACGTACATGGCATTGTATTACAAGAGTATTGTCGATGACCCGTATCCGTTCTTCGAGAAAATATGTGGAAACATAATAAATGACGATGACAAATGTCAAATGCTTATGAACGGAGATGGTTGCATTCGTATTTTCATGCTCAACAAGTACGAGTAGCCAAAAATGTGCTCAGGCATTTTCCTGGGCATACTATGTTAAACCATTTAAGCAAATTGAATTATGCAAGACAGAAAATCACAGAAGAATTTTGAGCGTGCGCTTATGCATGAGATGGAGAAGATCAAGATAGCCGCACGCCAGTGGCACAACAACAATACTAGATGCTTCAGGGATTATCGTAGCAAGAAAACTATCTCCGAGAGCTTTGCTGAGATAGCGGTGCTGTGCATGGGCTAAAATGTGCGTGGCGATTGTCACGCATACTATGTTAAACCATAAAACATCAGAATTATGAAGAAATTAGAGAATCCTAAATGGGAAGAGTACAGAGATTATCTGCATAACACCATTCTGCCTAGATTGCAGGAGATGCAGCGTGATACGTTCGGTATCGAGTTTTTCAACCTAGAAGTAGGTGTAGGCACTAGCGGGCGATACATTACAGTGTATGCTTCCATCATTATTGACGACGAGGTTCTAGACAGTATTTCTCTGCATTTGTCTATTTTTGACAGCCGTGAGGAGATAGAGTCCTGGTGTGCAAAACTCACGGACTTCATCAAGAAGTACTCAGCCTGAAAATTGAGGGAGTTTCATCTCCCTCTCCTACAAACCAAAAATATTAGAATTATGAGTAAATGGGTACAATTTTATCACAAGCTTAACAAGTTTGACCTTGTGAACATGAGATTTACGGATGAAGAAGAAACCGTAGAGATGGTGGGCATGGATTCTGTCATGCGTATCGACGGCAGATGGAATATGTCATCCATACGTGCTGCGATACAGAAGAAAAACGAGAGGATGAAGAATTTCGATGATTTTGATCCCTGTGCATTCTCCATTCTCACCGGCAGTTCTATCCTGAATGCTTCAGAAAGTCCGGTGTACAATCTCTGAGCCAGAACTGGGCAGTACGATAATGTGCTGCCTGCTATTAACCAAAACAGAATAAATTATGAACACATTTAACACAAAGGAAGATGGTACGCATTTGTATCGGTTCTATTACGTAGAGCCTATCATTGACATCTACGCTTACGACTTGGAGCAAGCAATGGAGCGTTATCTCGTGTATTGCCAAAAGAATGAGTTGTACGGATTATACGATTACGAGGCTGACGACGATGATGAAATGCGCTGCTACACAGACCCAACAATGGAGGATCCTGATTGTTATCCTGCGTATATACGCATTGACTACCTATCTGTTAAGGAAATTGAGGCGTGCGTTGATGCCGGAGGTCATCCGTTTCAGGGAGGTTGGAAAAAGATAGCCTAATCAAATGTAGTCCTCCTATAGGGCTACACTTCTATTATTAACCAAATCAAAATTAGAATTATGACAGACGGAGACAGAAGGTTCCTTGCCAGGCTCGTAGCGAGCCACAAGGCAGTTATCAGCGAGGAGTGTGCGAGAAAGAAGCTCGACAAGAGCGAATATTACAGACGTGACTCTCGTGTGGACAAGAAAGCTCAGGAGATTGAGCGTGCGTACATGCGTCCTAGAAGATTTTAGCCAACATTCTGTGCAGCCTATCTGCACAGAAGCCATGTTTAACCAAAAATACAATAGATATGGAGTATATTAAGAGGACAGAGAACAATACGCGCGTTGACGTGTATTTCGATGGAGAAAAGTATGTATTCATCAACGCATTCCACGGATGTGTGGCAGTTGCTAGAAGAGAAGGACTCGTTGAGTTCACTAATGACGGATACAAGGCTCACGTCAAGTTCAAGGTCGAGAAAACGAGATGCACCATCAGTAAGAGAACTATAGATGGCGTCATCTATAAGATGGAGAACAGATACATGAGCACTGTCGTTGAGTATGAATGGAAGGAGGTTGACAGAGATGACTTGCCTTATGCTGTGAGCGTGAAAGTAGAGGAGCGTTAAGCCAAAAATCCTGCGTGGAGACACGTAGGAGCTATTATTAACTAAATATTCAAAGGATATGAAAGAAAGTATTGAGGCTATGCTGTGGGATTTCATTGTTGATAACAATATCGCCACAGAGGACGAGGTTAGACTTGTCTCGAATATAAATGGCAGGAACGAGGAAACGATGACAGACATTATTTATGCCAAGACAGGACTACGCAGTTACGAGCAGTGTAAAGATGAAGGCTACTCCGGTACAGATGAGCTTGACAGCTATTATTGTCTTGACGAAGACGAAGAAGACAATGACGAAGAGGATGAAGATGAAGAAGAGTAGTATTTGCCTAAAAAGGTGCGTCCATGTATGAGCGTGCCTTCTATTGTTTAACCAAATAATTGTTTGAATTATGACAAAGAGAAGAAGCAAGACTCTACTACAGCAGGCTAAGTACTACGAGGTAGAGGGAGACTACAAAGAACAAGAGATGATGTCTATAATGGAGTCAGCTTACATAAATGGTAATTTTCAAGACTTCAAGGATTATTATCATGCGCTAAAGATGGAAGAAAGACGTAAGTTTATTGATCATCTTCACTGTGTTAATAGCATAGAAGGATTCTACGAGATGATAGATATGCTCATGTTCGATTAGCCAAACCAATCCTCACTCCCGCGGGTGGGGATTTCTATTAACCAAACAGATTGAATATGATTAAAATTGAGATTACGAGAGCCGGCATGGGCGAGAAATGCCCATACCCGAGGTTCAGCAAATTACTGGCAAAAGGCTACATAATGTGCCATCGCTGCAAGTATTGTGCTGAAATTATCAGTGAGACAGAAATAATGTGTGACTATAATTAATCTATAATTATGAGTGAATTAGAGAAAATCCTGAATGACGATTTACTGAAGTGCGAAATCGTTGAGTCAGTAGAGAATTCTGTTAGGCGTGTGGACCTCATCAAGTGGACGCACGACAATACATTCTCTATTGCAGAGGTACGCAAGGATACCGGTAAGCTAGAGGTCACAGACTTGAAAGCTGCCAGTGGTCTTGAGGCATACAAGCATTTCTACAGAAAATGTGGCGATATCGCCATAATTAGCTAAAACTCCCCACATAATCGTGGGGAACCATTATTAACCAATTAAAAATTAGAATATGGCAAAGAAAGTTTATGCTCTCTATCGCACAGACAAATGGCATACATACGTAAGTCGCGAATTACTTGTTGTAGCAGGTAGTATCAGAAGATGTTGTAAGATAGCCAAGGACGATGGAGCGACAAAAGAGCAGATTGAGGATTTGCGCGGTTACCGCCATCAATCCCAGTGTACCAACGAAACCGATTACGAGTACGACATTGATACGTACACGCTCAATGAGAGTTTAATCAACTAAAAATCCCTCTTCGGAGGGAACCATTATCAACCACTTAAACAGATGAATTATGGAAAAGAATATTGTAGAAATCGTGAGCAACATCAAGGGTGAAGTGCTGGAAAAGGTTGCCGATTATATCGGAGTGATAAGTTTTTCAACGGTTGTAGAGAATCTCTATCGTGAATGTCTGGAGAATTTTGACGACAAAGAGGAATTCGAAGAGTACTTCAATGACCTCTTTGGAGAAAAATACATCCACAATGAAGCCTTTCGATTTGCTCTTTATGCAAACAAGGAGATGAAGAAATATCTCCATAAGGATTCTCAGCATATGGATGGCAATTTTGCCAATCTGTACGAGGATTACCCTAAGCACGTTACAGGTGTTCGGTGGGCATCAGACTACGATGGTGATGATTACTACGACTTTTACCCTCAGATGGTAGCCAGACTCGATTCCGCGCAGAGGACAGCGAGCAGGCTAGCAAGGACAGAGCGTACCTCGAAGAATGGTATTTCAAAGCATTCGGTACGTACAACATCAAGTACAATTTCTCCGACGAGCTTGAAGAGATTCACTCTATGATGGAGGAAGCTTACGAGGAAGCCTAACAATATCCCCTAGCATGGGGATATTCAATGTTTAACCATTTAAATGATATTAGATATGAGTTACGAATTTGCAAAGAAGGAAATCGGTGATTACAGAATCACCATTTACCAGGATGAGGATGCAGAATCGCCTTGCTCTGCATGGGATTTGGCAGGTGTGTATCTTTGGGAGTATACCAGTTGTGGTAGTGGAAGATTAAGTAACGGCTGCAACTGGGATGAAATATATGATAGAAAATACGACACAAACGACCACAGCTTGCAGGATGCTCTCCGTGAGCTTGTATACAAGTATGTTCCGCAGAATCGTCTTGTAAAATATCTGAAGAGCAACAAGCACCGCTCTGCTAAATTATCGTATGATAGAAGCTCTCATGTATGGGAACTTGATTATTACTACAGCAGAGAGGCGTACAAGACTTCGGTAGAGTTCACTCCTGACGAAATCAAGAACTATGACATGAGAGCAGAGATGATTGAGCCTATGAACAACGAGGACTTGATCTGGCTGCTTGATGACATAGCTTACGAAATCGTGATATACGAGTGGTCTTCCACAGGATACTGCCAGGGAGACTACGTAGAAGGCATTGCCTATTGCGACAAGGAGCGTTTTAAAAAGATGGTAGATACAAATACCAAGAACTGGAAGAATCGTGCAATCGAGCTGTTTGAGAGCGAGGTTAAGAATATCGGTATGTGGATGTGGGGTGACGTAAAAGGATTTGTCCTTGAAAAGAAGCGTCACTACACTAAAAAGTACGATGACGGAGACACTTCTGGCTCCTACGACTGGGAGGAGATTGATTCATGCTGGGGAGAGTACTTCGAAGATGCTGATGACCTCATAGAAGAGGTTATCAAAGAACACGGCTTACAGCCGAAAGATGCAGCCTAACAAGGGGAGCTTGCATGCTCCTCTTCCATTAACCAATTAAATAGAATTATGACACAAGTTAATTTAGGAACTCGCACGGCAAATTTACGTGCAGCTTATAGCGATTTGAAAGATGGATATACCATTATCGTTGGGAAACTAAAGATGTGGATATACACTTGTAAAAGATGCGGTCCGTCGTATGGCAAGGATTATATAGCCTGCGATCATTATGGTGGGCAGTGGGCAATAGGAGTAAATTTCAAGGATTTTACAGACCAAATGCGTAAATTTGGCGAAGGAAAACTTGCTTACAACAAAGAGTGGTAGCCTAAAAACGGAGGGAGCAATCCCTCTGACATTATTAACCAATAAATTATTAAGAATTATGGATAAAAAAGAAATGTGGAAAGTACTTGGACGTGACGATTACGCACACAAGTCTCAAGAACTGAAAAAAAAGTGCGAGGAACTGGCGAAAGCTATATGCGATAAGCTCATTGAGCTTGACATGACAGAAATCTTCATCCCTCGCCGTGGTGTTACCTTCAGAGTTATTACCGTGCAAATAAGTTGTGTTAAACGCATTCTTCTTGCGCTAAAGAGTGGCACCATTTACTATTTGTTGCAAGAGTTTGATATATGCGACATACATGCTGGTGACCTTAATGTGAAGGTTGGTCGCGTAGTAGATGCACTTAGTTTTGTTACTCACTTGGACGAGATATTACAAGAAATATCGAAGATTGAGGACAAAAAAGTCGCAGACATCGAAGCTGCTCTCAAGAGACTCTAACATCTATCATCCGTGAGCGACAAGGCGCACATCGGGTTCGAGACCCGACACGGAACAATATTAACCAAAATTACAAGAGTTATGAAGAGATATTACGTATCAGTCACAGAGACTTTAAACAAGGTAGTCAGCGTTGATGCTGAGAGTGAGAAAGAGGCAGTACAGAAGGTACAGGATGCCTATAACAATAGTGAAATCATTCTCGGTTCCGACCATTTCTGCGGAGAAACTATAGAAGCCGAAGATGATCAGGGATTCTACATCGATTATGAGAAAAACTACGGGGAGACTTATCAGCACATCGACTAGCCAAACGGGGAGAGTAATCTCCCTACCAATAACCAAAACATTATAGATATGAAGAAAATCGAGGTAGGAATGAGAGTGTACTGCGATATACATTCTCAGTCAAAGGAGCATATCGTGACTCACGTTTCTGAGAAAAGAGGATTCGCGGGAATTGATAACGAGTTCTGGTGGCCTATAGACCAGTGCTTCCCTTGCGATGAAATAACATTGCCTAAAAAGCGCAGCTAAGGACTGCGCACAATAACCAAGACATTACGATTATGACAAGAGAAATGCAAAAAGAATTGGAAGAGAAATATTTCCGTGAGTGTGGAGATAGGGCAGTAGCGGAGGAGATGCCCCAGATGGATTACGATGCGGACCAGGCATCATCCGATTATTACCCTCACTATGACGAAGGCTCCGGAGAATATTGGTTTTAGCTAAAAGGTGGTTGTGTGCCACCACACAAACCAAAACAAGAAGAATTATGAATGAAGACAGAATCCTAAGTATGTTCTTCGAAAAAGCCAGATGGCAGTACGCTATCGAAAAAGGCTTGTTCAAGGACATGAACAAAGCAGTAATGTATCAGCTTACAACGCCAGAGGCTCGTCTGGCTATGTATCAGAGGATCAAGAGCGGAAATTACAAGATAATGCCGCCACATACAGCCAAGATTCCGAAAGACAACGGAGATTTCCGTACGGTCTATGTGAATGAGGCTGTGGACAGAATCCTCCTGAGCATAGCCAACGACCTCCTGTTCGAGCTGATGCCAGAGATGGTGCATCCACGCTGCACGTCATACCAGAAAGGTATCGGCTGCGGTCGTGTGGTGCAGGAAGTGTCTCGGATAATATACTCAGCAGATGGGAAAATCATCGGATGGAAAGGTGACTTCTCCAAGTACTTCGATTCCGTGCCTATTCGATTCATTGATTGGGCATTCGACAAGGTAGAGGAGAAGTACGGAAAGTCTGCGCTGATAGATGTCATTCGTGACTACTATCACACGGATATCTATTTTGATGAGGACAACAACCTCTGCGAGAAGTATCAGTCCCTCAAGCAGGGATGCTCTGTTGCTGCGTGGCTGGCTGATGTCATTCTCTATCATCTTGACGACAAGCTATCTAGGCTTAACGGATATTACGTCCGCTATTCCGACGATACGCTGTTTGTCGGTGAAGACTATGAGAAAGCCATGGATATCATGAAGAGCGAGCTGGAGATGATGCAGATGACGCTCAATCCGAAGAAGGTTGAGTATCTTGATGCTAATCACTGGTTCAAGTTCCTCGGATATTCCATCAAGGGCCACAATATCTCTCTGTCGTCCACACGTATCAAGACTTTCCAAAAGGAGATTGAGAAGAGGACGATAAAGAAACGTGATACCACGATGACGAAAGCCATCAATGCTGTAAACAGATATCTCTACAAGGGGTACTGCGATTATTCCTGGGCTACCCAGGTTCTACCGGTCATTAACGTGAAAGAGGACATCGACAAGCTCAACGCATTTGTCATGGACTGCATCCGTGCGGTCAAGACAGGCAAGAGAAAGGTCGGTGGTCTCGGATACGTGAAGACTCAGGCTGTAGGTTGCATAGACCGAGGTCGTGGCAGGAACGTGAAAGCCAACAGGGGTAAGACAGAGAGCGAAATCAAGGGGTATCTATCAATCGGTTGTGCTCAGAATGCCTTGCGAACGAGCAGGGCAGCGTACAACACTTTGGTGAATACACTGTAGATGAGCATCCTAGCGCAATGAACTGCCGGAATGAAGAAGAATGTTTGAAACATCCGGTCTCGAAGATCGCGGGCCTATCTCCGAATCAGAGATGGTCCTGCGATCCTCTCCACCAGGATATTATCGAGCTGATATAGCTATGCGCAGTATCTTCTGACCGGCAGACTCTGTAACCGAGCACACGGACGTGGGAGAAGGACGGACGGATTTAGGCAACGCCTCAAAGACATCTTCTTCCTGTAGCTTTCGACCCAAGCTATGCTTGAGGTACAAAAGGCACATACAGAAGACGCACAAGGCGTAGCTCATCAACGAAGTACAGAAATGTGCCAGTCTGTATGACTTTCACCGGTGGCGCACACCACCACTCCCTGATGGATGGCAATGTTTAATACCACAGGTTCTCTTAACCAGAGTCGGTGATCCTGGATATTCGTGCTGTTTGCACTCGATCCTGGATCACCTATTCTGGCGAATCCTGTGCTGAAATCAGAAACATAAAGCATTGTGCCGAGCCATCGGTCATGGAATTACCCTAGCACGAGGGTAGCCTTCAGAGGAGAGTGAATTTATGAGTGCTGTTTCCATGCCGCCGGCCTCCCGGAACACTATCCGGTACTCCGGCGGCTTACAACAGCCCTCGAATCAAGCTGTTATAGCTACGTGTCGCGCTCTCAGATGAAGACAACGTTATTGCCAAACGAGGTACACGAGGAGGAATTCTTTATGTCGCGATCTCTGTATCAACGCGATAAGGCTGGTGATACCAGCAATCTCGCGTATTGCAAGATCCCTCAATCGTCAAGATAGAGGTAGGCAACAGACCTATGAGTGTACCTGCAAACAACCAAAAGTGAATTGCATCACGACGCATAGCCAAGAGTAGAACAGATTCAGTTGCATGTAATGTGACAACGGGACACAACCTGGCGGTTGCCCGGTACGCGTCCCGTTCTTATACATGCAATAATCAAGACGATACAGGAATGCAACACTCTACTGAGACTATGCTATAGCTATTGCGAGCCGAATGGTGCGCAAGGAGAATCGATTGTAAATACAGTATTCAGCATCCTGAGAATCACTGGATTATATCCAGGAGTCTCAGGACTATAATACTGTATCAATCAAAACTATATAGTTACGCAACAGATTCTCTGAGCGCACTCCTATTAACCAATGCTTTAGAATTATGAGAAGAAAAAAGAAAGACGTAATCAAGTCGATACTTAAGCAGTTGCAGGAGATACAGATGGAGTATGCTTACGACAAGACTTTACGAGTAGGCATATTTACCGGAAGTACACGAAACGATATCATAATAGAGATATCAAGGTGCGATGACACTAGTTCGTATTGCCAGTACGTGATCGAAGGAAGGGAATTTGTATTCTCTTTAAGAAAGTCGTGTTCCGACAATGAGTTTACCCTGTTTGAGGTGCGTTCCTATATATCAGCACTCAAGGGAAGCTAAAAACGGCGTAGTAATTCTACGCCTTCATATTAACCAATATTTTAGAATTATGGAGAAAATAACATTCAATCAGCTGAAAGAGGATTACTTCAACGATGACGTATGTATGGCGGAATTTCTTGCGAGTACACCTGCTACAGGCCTGACTATCGAACAAGCCTTCTACATGTACATACGAGCTATGAGTTGGTGCGAAGAAGACGAGTTCACGCTCTGTAGCGATGGAGATTATTACGACTTGGTTGAAGAAGCCAAAAATATGGAGCTGTAATGCTCCATTCCTATAAACCAATTTTTAAGAATTATGAAAAGAAAATATCGTGTAGGAATTATTGAAACGTCGAACGGATTTGTGGACGTTGAAGCTAGCAGTGAAGAGGAAGCTAGAGAAAAAGCGTATGACGCATGGGCAAATGGCTATGCGGTTATGTGCGGAGATCTAGATTGTGAAACCAAAGAGGTATGGCTTAACTAAAAAAAATCCCACGCAATAGTGGGATTCCAATTAACCAATATTCAAGAATATGACATACGACGAGATTATCAATGAAGTTGAGAATGGTGCTAAGTTCACCATAAACTTCCAGAAGAGAACATGCAGAGTGAATGGTAAGATAGTGATGTCCGAGGAAGACAAGCCGAAGGACACACCTTACCTTACACCCGAGGTTGTGTTTGTAGGCATCGAGCAGAGATATGCGGCATACAAACATTCTGTGCCGTCAGAACGCTCCGAATCACATCGCCGGTATTACTTCAAGGCTTTGCCTGAGAAAGAGCTCTCAGACGGAGATATGATGTACGGAGAACGACGTGAGATAGCGAGATGCAAGCTGGAGCTGTACGTACTGATCCAGCTTCTAAGAGGCAACCTCTGGTGGGACAGCAAGTGGGGAACGTGGTTCTGGTGTTCGGAGAACGACAAGGACCTGATTATCCTCAGAGACTGGATTGAGCCAAACAAGGGTGGGGCGTAAGCCTCATCCACAAGAGTTAAATAAATTTTTAGTAACCAATTAAAATAATTAGAATTATGAAGCAGATTGTAACAATCACTGGTGAGAATCTTAAGGTAGTAGCTAACAATGTAGAGGTTAATGCAGCTTGTGCAGGTAAGAAGACCAAGGCGCAGTTGCGTCTCGAAGCTCTGAAGGCAGCAGGCGTTGACGTTAGCAAGTATTTCCCTCTCGGTGACGACCAGCTTATCAAGATCGAGAATGGCGCAGCTGTCCCTGTTGATATGGACGATGCGACCATCGATGCGGTAGGCAAGCAGATTGTCGAGGGTGGATACGTAAGCAACTGGAAGCTGTTCCGCCGTTGGGTGATGAGCCAGATGTTCCACATGCTCCGAACGATGGACGGATGGAACTGGTCATTCAACCAGGTCTTGCAGCACCATGGCTATGAGTACCAGTGGCGCATGTTGGAAAATGAGCTCTACGCTCAGATGAAGATGGCAGCTCACGGGGATCACGAGAATGCCGGTGCGAGAAACAGATGGTTCGGAGGCTACGTTGCTGCCGATATGGCTTATGACTACATCAATAAGCTCCGCAAATACGTGGACGACAACCTTATTTGGAAGGTCAAGAAAGACAAGAACGGAAAGAAGACAAAGGCATTCAAGCATACCTGTAAGGGCAATCCTTACGTACGTCTTCAGAACGAGGATATCTTCGTCGCAGACTTGGAAAAAAAGGTATATGCTCCTCTCGGTAATCTTGCGCGCAAGATGTATGACAGCAATACCTACAAGGAAGTCTACGATGCTGTTCACGAGTTCAACAAGAAGCGCAAGCATCTCGCATGGGACACCAAGCAGTCTGATGCCTTCATCAATGCCTACAAAGGTTCTGGTTCCTACTACACGATGAGAAACCTCATCATGTTCCACGGAGCCAGATTCTGGAAAAACGGACGGAAGATGTCAGAAGCCAACTCGTTGAAGGAGCTTGAGTCAAAAGCCAAGCTCTACGACGAAGAGGGTTGGAGAATGCTCGGTGTTCTCAAGCAGCTCATTATAGAGAACGATATCGACATCCAGGGCAAGATTAACGAGTGGCATAAGGCTAAGGTCGAGAAGGTGATCGCCAGTAAGTAGTAAGGTTCGCCGCCTGTAGTATGGTGGCCCGGCAAGAATTCACAAGAGCTTCTTCAACGAAGGATCTCCTCCAGTTACTACTGGAGGTAATCCTTCAATCTAAGCTCTCTAGATCAAACTTTTAGAGTAAGGCGCCAGCCGGGAGCCATTCTAGCCAAAAGTCGGTTACTGATTCGGTAACCGATTCAAAGTAAAACCAAAAAAGTAAGGATTATGAGAAAGAATAAAACTTATGAGCAGCAAACGAAATTCTATAACAAGGATGGGCGTTACGAGAGTTTGGGTGAGATGTTTATCTGCTGGCTTAGATGTGATAATATCCAAATCGCAGCAATACAAAAGGCATTCAGGGAAGGAACGAAAGAATGTAAAGAATACATTATAGAAGATCTCTATCACCTTTGTGACAAGAAACTACTTTGTCAGTTTGTCAGAATCTTTTATTTCGGAAAGAAGTAAAACCAAACAGGTCAGTCGTTAGCAGCGGCTGACTCCTTATCATAACTAGATTTTGTTTAAATGGTTCAAGCCGGTCTGTCGTGAGACACGCCGGTTTTTTGTTCCCCAAGTTTAACCAATTAAAATTTTGTGAATTATGGCAGTAGCAAGAATCGTTAACGTTAATGAGATCTTGAAGGCAAAGGGCTTGAAGCCGAAGGTGTTCAATCTGAACATATTCTGTAGCGTTGTTTCAGATTTCTTTATGACACATGAACCAAAGGAAACAATTTTGCTTGTTCCGAAGAGATTCCTTGATATGGACAATCCCCCAGAGGGAGACTTCATTGAAATGCTGGACGCAAGCATCTGGGAGAAGAAGGCGGAAGACCCCGACGACCCATTCGACTTCATCGACTATCAGTTGATGGTACGGAACAAGATGATGAGACCGATAATCTTTGTCAACGAGCCTTTTCTTACGGAAGCCGCACTCTCCCTGAGAAACATCTGCGGATATTCCGTCACGGGCAGAACACGAAAGAAAAAGAAAGAATACATCGTGTCTCTGCCGGTGTAAAGCCAGACAAGGCGTGGAACACTCTGTTTCACGCTCCCAGTATTAACCAATTAAAATTAAAAATATGAATGATTTTTTAAAGTTAGCAGGGGATTTAGGATGGAGTTATAATGTTTACGATACACCTAACGAAAGAGGTGAGGTTTACGTCGAGTTAGAGAAGTATTCCCCACAAGCCCAAGACTTCATCGCCACAATTTGGTTCGAGAATGGCAATAAGTCTGACTTCATGGATAAGTTGTATCAATATTATAGCGACTTCGATCCTGACGAGGAAGCCAGTAAATGGATTGGCGAGGATGGACATGGTGCTAACGGCGCGCCATACAAATTATCGGATATTTTGCAAGATATGGAGGATTGCAAGGATATGCTACTAGATTTATGGCACGAGTATTTTTACGATGAGTACCCAGAAAATCGTCCAAATGAGACCGACGAAGGGAAGCGACTCGCAGGAGAAATCGAGGAGAAATCCGGAAAGCATTACCACTCGTGCTCTCTACAGAATTATCCGAGCGGTAAGTACGGCGTTATCATTGATGGCTGCCAGAAGTTTCTATCGGAATGCAAGGAAGAGACATTAGCCTATATGAAAGGCGTGCTTACGGGCCTTGATATCGAAAGAAAAGACTAAGCCAAACAAGCCTGCCGGGAACGGTGGGCATCAAGTTAAACAAAAATATTAAGATTTATGGATAGAAAAGAATTGAAAGACAAGATTGATGATTTGCGTTCAACAGCCAAGATGGAGCTTGCATGCACCATCCGTGAGATTATGAGAGAGCACAATGTGCAGAAGAAAGAACTTGGCTGGCCTGTAGTTATCAACAATAGCAGTCTTGTAGATGTCGTAGAGGTAGGTAGTGGTGATACCGACATCCCGGTTTTCGTCATAAATGTTGGTGTTGGCTACTACAAAGAGCCTCACAAGGTAAGTGCATTGGACGATAGCGTATCGGTCGAGCTACTCGCTGATATTGCGACAGGGTTGAACAACGAACTGAGTGGATACGTCAGCACTTATGTGGCAAAGTACAGATTCATCTATGACGACGAAACTACGGCCGACATGGATGAGCCTTATGTATTCCTTGCAGAATCAGAAAGAGATGCAGAAGATAAGGCAGATGACTACGCGAGCGTATGGAATGAATGGAATGATGATACGATAGAACTCGTATCAGTCGAGAAACAGACTTCTTCGGAAAGTTAATTTAGCGTTAAAAACGGCAAAGATGATGGTTTATATTATAAACTTTTAGTATCTTTGCCACTAGTAACCAAAATATTAGAATTATGACAGAAGAATTAAGAATCAAGACAAGAGACTGGGAACGACTGTTGACTCCTGTTCAGCAGGAGAAGTATAAGCTCGCTATCAAGCAGGGCTGGTTCTCTGACTATCACAGCAACGCATGGAGGCATAACACCTTCTATGGAGCTTATATCTGGAAGAATCCGAAGTTCATAAAGGTAGTAAGGATGTTCGAGGAGCTGTTGGGGCACAAGCCATTGTGGGAAGACATCACTGACGACAACCTCCGTGACCTCTTTGAGAAGATCAAGGAGAACTATGCTCCCAATTCCGCAAAGACCGTATGCGCCACCATCAAGGCTGTGATACGTGAGAACGATGCTACGAAGGAGATTAACAGCCCTACGTTCGGAAAGATACTCAGAACGAAGGCAGTTCCAGTACAGTCCGTCTATCTCTCGGATGAGGAGATAGATAGAATCATCAATTACAATCCGAGGGGACAGACTAGGAGATATGTCCAGCGCATGTTCCTCATGGAATGCCTCTGTGGAGCACGCTACAGCGATTGTCAGAGAATAACTCCTGAGAACATCGATGATACCGGGCATTTCCTTGTGTATGTGGCACAGAAGACAAAGACGGAGGTAAGGGTTCCTCTCCACAAGAAGCTCCGTCCGTTCCTTGTATGCGGCACTGGAGTCGAGCCTCTTCCTGGTGAAATCAGCGAGATGACCTTCAACCGAACTCTTCGTGACATCTGCCGTGATTGCGGAATAGACGAGAATACGAAGGTGTTCCATGCAGGTAAAGAAGAGACCGGAAAGAAGTACCTCTTTATCTCTTCACACACCGGCAGACGTTCGTTCGCCACGAATCTCTCCAAGAAAGGCGTACCATTGGAACAGATTGCCGTCATGATGGGGCATACTAGTAACGGTAAGCCTAATATCCAGATGACGCAGCGGTACATCGTTGGTAAGACCGAGATTGACAGCAGTACCCTGAGACTGTTCGGTGTATACGATAAGGATCTGGATGATGGTCTAGATGAGGACCAATCTAAAACTGGAGATGGCCATTAGCCATCTCCTGCTATTGTTTAACCAATTAAATAACGAATATGGCAGAAGATAATAAAAAAGAACTCATCAATGAGTGCCAGGAAAAGTATGCCGAGCTTATAAAGCAGACGGTCATAAAGGCACTCACAGGCGAGATTTCTACGAACTCCGCTATGGTAAAGGAATTGGAGTCACTGAACTTCCAATACCACGAGGAGATGGACGAGTACGACGATACGGCGCCTGACCTTAACCCGGAGCTCATAGAAAACTTCAGGCAGGCAGAGAATACTGGCAAGAATGTTTCCATTGAAGCGCAGGAATACCTTCTTTCCATCGGTATGTGTGAAGAGATGTTCAACCAGAAGATGTGGGTCAACGAAGACGGCCACATGTGTGACGAAGACGGTAACAGACTTTCCGCTGACAGAGAGCATCGTGTTTTCGAAGTTGTTAAGTGCGGAAAATAAGATATTTCTAGTTTTTCATAGCTAGATTTGTTTAAATGGTTTTCCTCTCTTGCCCGTGAGGGTAGGAGGGGATTTTTAAAACGGCCCCGATTAGCCAAAAATAGGGAGCTTCGGCTCCTGCAATTAATAACTTTTTAAAAATAAGAATTATGGCAAATTGGGCATCAACAAGCTATCGTATTGAAGGCAACCAGAAGGACCTTCAGGAGTTAAACGACCTTTGCAAGGCGTTTATGAACAAAGAGCGTCCTGTAATGGAGGAAGGAGCATCTGAGAACTGGGAAGGAAATATTATCCTGGCTCTTGGCGAGGAAATTGGTGACAGCTACATTCGTGGATTCATCCAGTATCTTGAGCTGTCAGATGATCTCTTGAGCATCGAGGCAGAGGAGGCATGGGGAGCAACGGACTTCAATAAGCTCCTCGAAAAACACTATGACGGTATGAAAGTGTACTTTATAGTGGAAGAGGAAATGTGTGAGGTCTATGCTACAAACGACGCAGAAGGCAAATACTTCAACTGTCGCTCTGTATTGACTTCGTATGTAGAGGGAGAATATCACAGAGAAGAGTTTAAGAGTAAAAATGAGGCTCTAAAGTATGCAGCAAAACTGCTCGGTCGTGATTCTGTCACGATACTTGAAGTTGGAAAGTGGAACATGGAGCACGAAGACAATAACGAATACATAAACATCAACGGGTTTGATCTCGTTGACTAACCAATTAAGCCCTACGCATCACGGTCAAGCGGAAATAATATGAAGAAATTTAATATCATCAACAATATCGTTGATACAGAAGTATTTCAAAAAGAGTTCATGGCAGATATTCCGCAAGCTACATTCTCTGAGAAGAATGGAGAGAACTTTATCTATGTAGATGATAAATTTGAAAACGAAGTAGAAAACTATCTAAAGAAGAAATGTGTTCGTTTTATCCCTATGACGGAGAAGCAAATTGAATACGAGGGATATAACGTTACTGTAAGCGAAGATAGCAGTTTTTATTATATTGATTTTAACTCAGGCGCAGGTGAAGCCGTGTACGAAAAAGCAGATTGGACGCTCGATGATGCTTTGAAAGACCAGCTTAATTTAGATAAAGAGTAATGGAATATAAGCCCTATCGCATCACGGTTAAGCGCAAAGAATATGGAGAATATATTAGAAAAGACGGTGAAGGAAAATGGAAATATCGACTTAAACGAATTAAGTTGGAAGCAGGTCGTTGCACTCATGAACGCCTGGGATTCCAGCTTCGCAAGAAATGAGAATACGTCGTTCTCGGAGATGGTGAAGCGATGCTATAAATCACGTCCATGGCATGAGAATGCGAATATTATCTATTTGCATCGAGATAACAAGAAAACTACCATCCTCCCTCACGCCTGTTACAACCTCGACGAAGCAGAGGAAAATATGATATTTAATTTGCTCAAAAAGCAATTAAAGTGAATCTCTACGGATGTAGTAGAACGAAAAAGCCCCGACCTAAGCCGGGGCTACCACAGACCATTACAGTCTGACATCTACGATAGTAGAAATTTGCTCTTTATGAGCGTTTAAATCCACAATTCCGAAGAATTGACCGTCAACGGAAGTTTATTTTTATTTCAATTCCATAAAGGTTCGATTAAAGTCTTCCGAAGACATGTGCAAAGATAGTGGATTTATTTCAGAAAACAATATTTCTTCAACATCAATTAACGAATTTAACTTATATGTACAAAGTCATAAGTACAGAACATCATTTTTATCCTCATGTCGTGCTAGAATTGCAGGATACCGCCACCAAAGAGACAAAGTGGTGGTGCTACGCTGACTTTCATGACGAGGACCTGTGCAAGGAGCTTGGGGTGGAGGACCTTACCGGTTGTACCCTTGACAAACAGCCGAGTCACGGAACCTGGATATCCAAGGAGGATATAGGGCATCTGTAATCGGAGTATCTCGTACACTATAGCCGCTTATCACTTAACAGATAGGCGGCTATTTTATTAAAAATCACCACTAAAAACACACCGAAAAGCACTATCTTATCTTAAAATATGTGAATGTAAATATTCTATACTTTAATGAATAACACAAAATATTGTGTTTTACTCTAATCGAACATTTAGCCAAATCAGCACTTTCGAGAGCTTTGTTTTTACTTTTTACTTGAATGAGCGGAATTTTGGCGCAAATCAAGCATTTGGAGGGTAAGAATAATCGTCGTATCTTTGCATCAGCTTATCAGAAATCGCTCGCTGATAAATTGAATATGCTTTATCTTAGTGGCTTTTGCCACTCCATGATATACCCTATCCAATACTCGGAGAGCGACTGAGTAGAGGATAGGGTAATTTCTTTTATCCTATTCCTCGAAGTCAAGGTGGAAGAGACGGCTAAATACACCACGCACACCAAGACTTTAAATGCAAGTGGGACTCATGGCAAAAGTGCAGGGTTTAATCGCAGAAGGCACGAGAAGGGTGGATGCTACAATCCGAAAGCTGCGACGCAGAAGCACGTGTAGTTCGTGTAGATGTCGAATGAAGGGTCAATATACTGGGTCCATGCCATTCGAGGAATCCCGCACCTACAAGTTTTTCTTGTGGGTAAGGGGGATTCTCTCAATCAGCTATCTGCAACCTGTTCCATATTCTTTAAATAATGTAAGTATAAATTTAAATAAAATATTATATCATGGATAAAGATAAAGAAAATAATATTATTATACCAACGCGCGAGGAGTTTGAGGACTTCTGCTCACTGAAGCTTGGGTATAATGACAGAGAGTTCACATCAGAATTGTGGAAAACCTGCCAAAAAGTTGGTTGGAGGAAGAAAAACGGCGACCCTCCAAAGAGCTGGCAGATACTGGTTATATGCTATAATGGCATCGTTCTTCCAAAATTCGGTCGCAAACCATACAAACGAGCATCAGTATCAGAAAAAAGCGGAGAAGAAGAGGAGTTCCCGGATAACGGCATGCACTATATCGCCTATACTGACGGTAGCTGTGATAACAACTCGGACACAAAGGCAGGTGGATCTGCTTACGTCTTAATCAAGGATGGAGAAGTCGTTAGAGTCAAGAACCATGGTCAGCTCAACACTACGAACAATCGCATGGAGCTGCTTGCCATAATTTCTGCGGTCAATGCCTGCCCGGACGGCGCCTGTGTTGATGTTTATACTGATAGCAAATATAGCATACTGACCCTGGAGAAGACGTACAAGCCGGACACAAATGGTGACCTATGGGAGCTCTACCAAAAGCATTCTCGCCACGTTGCTGGAGTTCGCTTGCATTGGGTAAAAGGCCACAACGGCGACCATTATAACGAGATGGCAGACGAAATGGCGTACGGAGCGTATTGCGAGATTTGCGACAAATATGGAATAAAGAAAAGTAACAGACACTAATCTTCTATCCTATATTTCTTATGGGTATAGAGGTGTTGTATATAATAAAATATTAAAAGATCATGAACAAGAAACTAAGATTGCTGGTGACTGCAAAGTGTCACAACAAGTGCCCTATGTGCTGCAACAACCAGTTCGACTTCGAGAAGATTCCGGTAGTTGACAGATTGGACTATGATGAGATTAGTATCACGGGTGGAGAACCGCTGCTGCCGGATTGCAACGGAAAGACAATGTGGCTTGCTCACGGAATCAGAAGCGTATTCCGTACGCTCGGAATCCCAGCACCAAGACTTTTTCTCTATACGGCATGGGTTGATTACAGAACACTCCGCAATCGCAGCTATGACTTCGACGGAATCTGTCTCACGCTCCACAGCAAGCCCGATGTGGTAAAGTTCATTGAAATGAACGATGTGATGATCAGACATAAGAAATACAGATGGAACGACAATGGTTTCAATCCTGACTGCTCCCTCCGTCTCAACCTCTTCGCAGACATGAAGGCTCTTCTCCCTAAGGACATCGACCTGTCTATGTGGAAGGTGAAGGACATGGAGTGGGTGAAGGATTGCCCGGTTCCAGATGGTGAGGACTTCCGAAGAATCAAGGAGCTGTTCTAGAATATAGTAAAAAATAGATAAAATGAAGAAAATCAAATGGAAAATCGCCGCATTCGTGGCGTGGGTTGTAATAACCCTCATGGTCGTAGATGTCGGACTCAGGGGAGTGAGCAAGGCAGACACGACAACGAACATCGTAAGCGTGGCCATCCTCCTGTTATGGATCCTCGCTTCCATCGCAACGGATTGTTTAACATTCAAAAATAAAAAAGATGAAAAAGATTAAATTCGTGTTCATGTTGTCGCTGATTCTTTCAGCGTTGTGTTTAACTTCTTGCAGCGAGCGTATCGACGCAGGTTCCGAGGGTATCCTGGTGAACCTCTATGGCACTGACAAGGGTGTTGATGACGTTAGCCTCGTTACCGGCCGCGTGTGGTACAATCCATTCACCGAGGAGGTCTATGAGTACCCAACGTTCGTTCAGACCATCGACTACCCTGCGTTTACCATCAACGCCAAGGATGGCTCCGAATTCACTGTGGACCCTACCGTGTCACTGAAGATGGTTGACGGCAATGCGCCGAGAGTGTTCAAGAAGTACCGCAAGGGGCTGAATGACATCATTGAAGGTACGCTCTTCAACTATGTCAAGGATGCGTTCCGTATTCAGCTCAACAAGTACACAACTGATCAGATTGTCAGCAACAGGGATTTGGTTGAACGTGCCATCGAGGCGCAGCTCAGCAAGGCTCTCGCCAGGGAGCACTTCCATCTGGAGCAGTTGACATCAGGCTTGAAGTATCCGAGTTCCATCGTAGAGGCCGTCAATCAGAAAAACAAGGCTATCCAGGAGGCACAGAGAGCACTCAACGAGGTTGCGGTCAAGAAGGCAGAGGCGGAAAAGATGCTCGTGCAGGCACGTGCAGAACGTGAGGCCAATGAGCTCAAGACAGCTTCCCTTACTCCTGCTATCTTGAAAAAGATGTGGATTGAGAAATGGGATGGCAAGCTCCCGGTTTACGGGAACGTTCCTCAGATGATGATGACAACCAAGTAAATCACCGCATCCCCACGTCATTTTCCGATGGCGTGGGGATTTTCCTTGTTAACCGTTCAGATAGTCGATGACTTTTCGGTTCGCCTCGTCTATGGCCTTTTTGTCGTACTTGACATATACTGCGGTTACAGTATTGTCCCATACAGAGTGACCCAGTGCTCGACCGATTGTTTCGAGTGAAATACCTATCTCTGATGCAAACGTCGCCCAGCTATGCCTGTTGTAGTACGAAGACATCTTGCTGTCAATAGGATGAGGCGATGACTTTCTCATATCCTTAGGATCCTTCGGACCAATCCTTCTCAGCGTACGGTTCATATTGTTCGTGAAGTGGTCCACGTCGAAAGTTCCTGCATCTTCGAAGAACCTGAGCAGGTACTGCGGCTTTCTGCTGCGGTATCTGCTTATTATCTCCATAGCCTCTGGCTCCACCTTGATGTCGTACAATCTACCTGTCTTGTTCCGGTAGTAGCTTATCCTACCATTGCGGAAATCCTCCTTCTTTAGCGTCAGGAGGTCCGAAACATTGATACCTATGAGGTAGAACCCCAACATGAAGAAATCGCGGTACAGAGCCTGCTTGCCGTGTAATTTGGCATCCCTAAGTTCTCTCATCTGCTCCAGTGAGAGACAGCGCTTCCTTGTTTCCTCCTTTTTGAGCCTGATATAGTGGAACGGAAAGTTCTGTGTCTTGCCATCATCGATGGCCTTCTTGAAGACAGCCTTGATGTGGGTGATGTCATTCGAGATGCCGTTGGTCTTCCTTCCCTTATCCATCTCATGCCTGATGAACCCTTCAATCCAGTCCTTGGTTATGGTGTTGAAGCTGCACTTGTTGTCGTATGCCTCTACGCATCGGTAGGTTCTCTCATAGCTTCTTCTGGTATTCGGTCTCTCTCTTGTTTCAGCGAATGCCTTCATGAAACTGAGGAACGGAGACTTGTCTTCTTTCTTTGTTCCCGTACAGATCTCCTTCAGATGTTCCTTCATCATATCTGGCGACTCGTCATGATGGTCAAGGATATAGCTCTCACACTTGGCATACAGCTCCGCAAGTCTTCTCGTCTTCGCTTTTGCTGACTTATCAGACTTCGGAAACATCATGCCGATGAACTTCTCAGTTGTCTGCAACCCGGTGTAGACGTAGAACCTCTTCGTCATGTGGGTTACTGAGAAAAATACCTTGTTTGTCTTTGACTCTACATATACCTTCATAGCGATGATTTCTTTTGTAATCCTTCAATCTACAGGTAAACCACACTTGCATATTACTTGCAAAAAGCAACCTCAGATTACCTTAAATTACCTTTTTATGGCATTTTTATGTAAAATAAAAGGATTGTTATTTTACTACTATTGCTGATACACAGAGACTTACAGAGTTAGAATGCCCAATTCGTTACTGTAATCATCTTAATTCTATAAGTCTCTTATTTTCAACTATTTATAAATTCTTATTTTCTGTTACTTGCATATTGCTGACAAATGCGTTTAGTACAGCTTGTCGCCGTAAAGCGAACCTATGCCATCAATTTGGTTGTTTGAGTTGAACTCAACTTTACCGCATCTTACGGTATCGTAGTAGAATTCATTGCTCCTTATTACATAGAAGTAAAGCATTGGCTTCATATATACATAGTAGAATGTGGATGGAGTAGAGCTGGCTGCATCGCTTCTAGTGCATGATATGGTGTTGTATGTCAGGAATGTCTTGTTCCAGTGCTGACTTCCGTGACTTACTGAATACTGAGCATAGTATGACTTGCCGACCAAATCATTAGTCTTTGTGCATGGAGTGTCTTCTGATTTAGTGAAGCTCATTGTTTCCGTTTTCTTTCCTTCCCATCTGTCGTTATATGTAATGGTCATAGAAAGCTTGTTTGAGCTTAAGCTGTTCACTACATATTTCGTTTCGTTGCCGAAGTACTTGTTGTTTACGGTAATCGTGTCCCCTTTGATGCTGTAATCTCCTTCATCAAGAAACTTGTTTGAGATAAGAGAAGCGTTGTGCTTGTCAGACGAGAATGAAACGAAGTAGTAGTTGCCGCCTCTCCATACTCCGACAATGTTATTGTCGTGAATCTTGTAGTTTGGCTGCTCTGCTCCTGGATTTGTTCCGTCATCATCGCTACTGCTGCATGACGTGAATGATACTCCTGCAAGAAGTACCATTGCTGCTAATAATACCTTCTTCATAATCCTTATATATAATAATGTTATACTTCGATTCCGTTATCTGCGAGAATCTTTCTGAGAAGACGAATTTCGCTGTCCTTTGCCTTGATAATCTCATCCTTGGCGTTGATGATCTGAATGAGCTGTGCGTTCTTGTCTTTGAACGATTCCTCTTCACGCTCCTTGGCTCGTTCCGTTCCCGTAGTTATGTTTTGACTATTGTCACCAACGTTCCCGGCATTTATCAACTGTGCCATCGGTATGCCGTGCTTAAACGCCTCGTTGATGGACTCTTCTATCTTCTGATGCGTTTCGCCTAGCTGAATTACCATATTTCCATTCATACTTCCGCTTCCATACTTCAGCCAGCTATAACTAACTCCAAGAGAATTGCATATTTTGCTAATCGTTCCCTCGGATATTGAAAGCTTTCCGCTTCTCATCTTGCCGATGTTGTTGGTTCCTGTAGCCTTCATAAAGGCATTCTCACTCATCTTCTTGATCTTGATGAGATAATCTAACCTTTCTTGTACCGAATTTAATGTTCCCATAATGTTTCTTAGTTTTATATTTGCAACTAAATTGTCTCGAAACGTTAAAATTCGGTAATATACCGAAGTATTTTACCGAAACATTAGGTATTTTACCGAAGTTTTTATACCTTTGCACTCGTTAACGGTCGAGTAACCAACAAAGCCGTTACAAACGGAGGCTTGTGCGACCGAAAGTACGTACTTTACATTGACACTGCAAATATACGACTTTTTTCGCATACCTCCAAATTTTAAACGAATTATTTAAGTAACAAAGATGAAAAAAGTTGCGAGAATAACAAAACAGGACATATTGGGCATCAAACCAGGAAAATTTGAAGTCTTTCTGCTTGAGTCCGCAAGAGCAGTTCGGTCGGCAGTAACATACGCCTATCAGCTTGCTCAATACGAAGATTTGCCGAAGGGTGTGCTCAAATACTCAACCTCGGCAGATTATAAGAACCATACGGCGATTATTACCGCCGTTCCGGTTGAGTAGTAAACTTTAAAAGATTAAAGTATGGATGAAATTATAAAACTCGGAAGAACCGATACAATGACATCTCTTGAAATTGCAGAGATAACCGGGAAAAAGCATGCTCATGTGATGCGTGACATTCGCCTATTGATATATCAGGGAGTTAACGGATCCAACTTTGGATTGGTTCGTTATAAAGATAAAAAAGGAGAGTTGAGACCAATGTATGAGCTAACACCAAAGGGTTGCTTGATTTTGGCGAGCGGCTATGACGCTTTGCTCCGTGAGAAAATCATAAATAAGCTTGAAGAACTTGAGAAGAAGAATCACCTGGAGCAGTATCAAGTACCTCAGTCTTTCTCCGAGGCCCTTATGCTTGCAGCAAAGCAGCAGGAGAAGATAGAGCAACAACAGCTTGCTCTAGAATCGAAGAACAAAGAGATTGTACAGCTCTCGGCCACAATCACCGAGATGCAGCCAAAGGTTAGTTATGTTGATGCAATCCTTTCGTGCAAGGAGACCGTTACGACGACACAGATTGCTCAGGACTACGGTCAATCAGCAAAAGCGTTCAATATCTTGCTGAGAAACTTCGGTGTTCAGCATAAAGTTGGCGGTCAGTGGATTCTCTACGCAAAGTATCTCCCTTGTGGCTATGTTCAGTCAGAAACAGTTTCTATCACTCACCGTGATGGTAGTGTTGGTTCAGTAATGCACACTAAGTGGACACAGAAAGGAAGATTATTCTTGTATGATGAACTTAAGAAACGTAGCATTGTACCGACTATAGAACAAGAATCTGTTAAAGATTAAACCTATGCCAGGCAAGAATCGAAGCAAGGTCGGTATCGACGTGGTGGAGAAAATCATCTCGTTGAAGGAAGTAGACCAGGAATTCCTGACCAATAAGACAATCCTGGCATACCTAGGAGGAGTCAGTAAAGAGTACATCAAGGATCTGAGGGAAGCGGGCATCCTGCCTTACTATAAGGTGCGCAATACTGTATTCTATAAGGTGTCTGATGTACGCAAGATGATTGAGAAGAATAGAATCGTATAGGTACATAAATTCTACTTATTATATTGAATTTTCCCGTGAGGGTTCTGTTGCATTAATAAAACAACTCATTGTTAGTTGGGTGTTGTTATCTTAGTTCACAGCGGTGAATGATGGAGCGGATTTTTAATTGGTTAGTCCGCTCCAAAATGACTGAGTAGCTCAGTGGATAGAGCAGGTTGATTCCTAATCACCGGGGCGTGAGTTCGAACCTCACCTCAGTCACACTCTCTTACTAATTCCGTTTCGTGTGTATCTCAAACGGTGCAAAGATAAGCCCACGACCTTATAAAGTAGGTAGTTCGGGCAGCTACAATCTTGCATCGGGAGAGGTTCGGAAAGGATTGGATAAGTAGTTCTTTGACATATTGGACATATAGCGCATTATAGCGTTAGTGTACGTGTAAGATAGTACGGGTAGAGCGGATTTAATTATCTCAGGTCTGGAACCTATAGCGAAGATGCCCAGAAGGAACGCACGTAGCACGGAAGACCAGTTAGACATGATTTGCTCTTTCATAAATTTCCCATCCGCCGAACTGCCACGGAACGAAGAATTGTCGTGGTAAGCGGAGGATCAATGAGAAGAAGATGTAAATCTCTGGCCGAAGGTGCCTGGACCTATAACCCCGGCACCGGAGAGTCAAAGAACCCTATGGCCATGCAAGTCCACCATCGAGAATGGTTGGCGTTGGCAAGCCTCTTATATTATATATAAAAGGTGTAGAATACACAGACTTGAGGTTCTTGCTAATTCAGATAAAAGAGGTGATTGGTGTAATCGGAAGCACAGCGACAACTAGATGATACCGTTCTTATCGTCGTGAGATGGAGGTTCGAGTCCTTCATCACCTCCCATAGATTACTTTTGGATTTGGTTAGAGGCACAACGATGCCTCTACGCTGTTTTTTTATTCGGTGTGACATCTGTCTGCGAAGACAGGCTCATATCTTGTTTCTATAGATATTTTGTTAATGTTTTTGCATAACTGTTGCAGCCCGTCTGTGAAGATAGGCTGCACAATACGGATCTGTAGCTCAACGGTAGAGCGCCGGGGACATCATCCGGAGGCAGGAACGTCCGACTCGTCCCAGATCCACGAAGAATGAAAATTGAGAGTATAATTTTAGTTTAAAATGTGTTCTGGTTAACTCTCCTGGCGAGGAGGTGAACGTATTTTATTATTGTTTAGATTTATTTTTAGTTTCGTGCGCTCTGTACGTGAGTATCGTGCGCCTTAAAATAGCCCATTGTGCGTAGTTGATATATATTCAGGTGGCGTAGCTCAGTAGCAGAGCGCCAGGGGAAGGCCCTTGGAGGTCGATGGTGCGAGTCCATCCGCCACTCCAAAAGATACTTTTCATTTTTCCTAAATTTTAATTAAAACGTTGAAACTAGCCCAGTAGCTCAACTGGATAGAGCCGTGGAATCAGCCAGCGAGGTTGGGAGTTCGAGTCTCCCCTGGGTTTACTATAAGTTTGTTCATGGAAGGTTTATTTGTTTTATATTATCTTTTTGGTCTGAAGGCGTTCAGCAATAAATGATTCATATTATTCCATAAATAATCCCCTCTTGCTTGCGAAAGTAGGAGGCTTGCTTCGTTAGCTCAGCTGGTTAGAGCTGTAGTCACCCTATGGGACTGCGTAAGTCGCAGGTTCGAGTCCTGCACGAGGCACGGCAATGTATATGTCATAAGTTTTTTTGTTTTTAATGGTACAAGAAGGGAGTGAGGTCGTCAACTCGGCCTCCTCCCGATTGTTTTGAGTTGAATTTCAAAAAATACCATACCACGTGTAATCACCTCTCCTGCCTTGCGTGGTAGGCTAATCGGAGAGGTCTCTATAGATGAAGGTAAAAAAGACAATAAGAATCCGCAAGGAGAACATCAGGGAGCTCAAGAAGCTAGAATGCGTCGAGAGTATCGAACAGAATGGAAGGGACATTCTCGTTCACCTGAATCCCGAGTACACGGATGGAAAGCAGGAGGCTGTCAGAGACGAGTATCTCGTGCAATGGGGCAGCGGTAAGTGGCAGCGCTTCGGCGAGGCTGCGTTCAATCATCTCTACAAGAATCCTGCAAAGGAGGTGGGTGCGGCATGGGACGAGTAGGGTCAAAGAAGTATTTTGCTCCCGACGGAAACGAATACGATTCAAGGGAAGAGTACCTGTACTTGCAGACCATCATCGATGATCCTGGCATAAGCTGCATCCACAGGCAGGTAACCATCACCGCAATCAATCCGGTATGGATGCTGAAACCGAAGCAGCTCAAGACTAAGGTCAAGTATGAGAGAAGGTCGCTGCTTTACGGTCACAACTATACCGCCGACTTCGTTTACCGGGAAGGCGATAAGATTGTGATATGTGATGTCAAGAGCCTCTACACCTCTAAGCTCAGAGAGTTCTCGATAACTACGAAGGCTGTGGTTGCAAGGCTTATCGCCCACAACAGGAAACGCCACAACGGCGAGTCTGTCGTGATATTCCGAAAGGCTATCAAGATAAAGAAGAATGAGTGGAAAATCGTTGATTATCCACCGTCCGATTGTACTATTATATAATAAGGTATAAAATAAGGAAATATGGTTATCATTTTCAATAGTCTCATAGCCACAGTAGCTATGTTCGCTGCATGCGCATTCGTCGCACATCTCCTTGGTTGGGATAAGGAAGACTAGTAGTTTAATTCTAAATATTTTAAATTATGGACAAAGACAAAATTATCGTCAGTGTAGTAATTGACAAGCAGGCTCTTGTTGACAGAGCATTCGACATCTCGAAGAATCCTTCTGAGTTCAATGAAATCAAGAAGGTTATCGACGGCAAAAACCAGTTTACTCGTGATATCGATGAGATTGATGATGAAGGCAAGAAGGAGAATAATACGAACCTTTTCGCCGGCATCGCATTGGACGTCATCCTCTGTGACAACCAGGAACTGGGAATCACCAAGCGTTTAAACGCGCTTGAGGACAAGAAGAACTCTTTCCTCGCTAAGATGAAAAAGCTCGACGAACTCCAGAAAAAAGCGAAAAACGGAGAGGTGCATGGCGTTGAAGGTTTCCGTGAGTTGTTGAAAATAATGGAGGAGGACGTGTAATGGGTGTAGTATCAAAGTACGGAAACCTGTATGATGTAAAGAAGAACATCATCTGCCACGCTCCTGTCACTTCTTCACATTTCGAAAGTATTTTGAAGAAGGGCAATGTGCTTCCTATGATGACAGGCGTAACAACTCCTAAATTGTTCGGTATCCACGCATCAAAGAAGTTCAAGCGTGGACGCTGGCGCCGAGTATTAACACATTAATTCGTATAACAATGAGAGCAAAATCAGGTTCTTGGTTCGAAACCAAGATTAAGTATCAGAAAACTCAGGAAGACGGTTCAGAAAAGGTCGTTAGCGAGTGCTACATCGTTGAAGCTCTGTCTTGTACAGGTGCAGAAGCTTCTATCATCGAAGAAATGGCTGTCTATTCTAGTGGTGACATGAACGTCCCTAGCACAAAGGAGGCGAATTTCAAAGAGGTTTTCTTCTCTGACAATAGTGAAGATGACAAATGGTACGCAGCAAAGCTCCAATTCATCACGATTGATGAAAAGAGTGAGAAGGAGAAGCGTAGTAATGTCAATTACCTCGTCCAGGCCAAGTCGCTTGCCCGTGCTCTTCGTTATGTTGATGAGGTGATGGGGAAGACAATGATCGACTACGATATCGTTGGCCTTAACGAGACTAAGGTCATGGATGTCTTCGAGCATGTAGCTCCATCTTCTTCTGAGTCTAAAGAAAATGAAGAATGACAGAAGTAGATAACAGAATATAGCAAGAATGCCCGCCAAGATGGCCTTTGCTGTACTTGACTTGCGTAAGGTACATGCGTGCCTCATGGAACTTCCACGGAGCAAGTCGGTACAGCTGGCCCGAAAGGCGGCATACCTCAACTACATTGAAGGTGAGGGTAGAAAACTCGGTAAGGTTCCACTTCACTACGATTACGTCAACGAAAAAGGTGATGTGGCGACCGTGGAAACTTACTTCAGATATTTAGATAGAGTTCATTAATTTTAAAATCTATACAAATGGATATAGAGCAGTTAAACAAAACGCCTCATAATCAAATTTGCGATTTGGCAAGAGACAGATTCATCGAGGTGTACAATCAGAAGTTCGGAGAGGGCGGAGAAGTATTTTTCGAAGAGCAGAAGGCATTCTTCAACGAAGAACTTCTCAATGGCTCGTTCAAGGGCTATCTTGAAAAAGCCCCGTCACTGAATATTCATGATGCCTTCATGAACCTGGCAATTAACGGATTGTCTCTCGAAAAGGGAACTACGACACTCTGTTACCTCATGGGTTACAGTAACTACGACAAGAATACCAGACAAACGAATTATACGGCCAAGATCACCTATACTGGATATGGCGAGATTCTTCTTCGCCAGCGAGCCGGTCAGATTGTTCGTTGTGACAATCCTGTCGTAGTTTACAATTGTGACGATTTTCGTTTCGGTGAACGAGACGGTCATAAGTACGTTGATTACGCAAAGACTTATCCTCGACCTGAAAATTCATACATCGTTGCTTGTTACGTGAAGATTATTCTTCCGAATAATGCCTACGATTACTTCGTTCTTGACCGCGAAGGTATCGACCGTCTCCGTACGTATTCGGAGAAGTTCGGAGGTAAAGACCACAAAGCCAACGCTCTTTACGGCGGAAACTATGTCGGGAACGATGGTAGAACGTATTTCAGAGATATCGACACAGGCTTCCTTATCTCGAAGACATGCAAGCATGCGTTCAAGGGCTATCCTAAACTGAAGGTTGGTCTTGGCGCTCTTTTGCAGGCCGACATAGATATGCAGACTCAGCAGAAACCGTCTCAGGAAGCCTTTGGCGCCGGAGATACCGCACCGGAAGACAAAGGCGTCAAGGTAAAGGTTGACAGTGATTCACCATTTTAAAATTGTTATATATGGCAGAAAATACAGAATTGCAGTTGGTACAACAACAAGCCAACAATATTACAAGACAGATTGCAACGCTAAAATCTGATACGGAAAATGCGGTGCAAGCCAACAGGAAATCTTATGAGGCATGCGTGAATGCAGGTGAGTCTCTGTTGTTTGATATTGGCGTTTCCGGAATGAACGATGCTCTTGACGAGAGAGCCGCTGAGTTTATCAAGAAAGCTAAACTGACAGAGAAAGCAATGACGGAGAAACGTAAGGGTGTTACCCAAGTGT